AAAATAAAAAAAAATTTTTTATTTCAATTTTAACTTTACTTAGATAAAAATATCACAAAAAATACACAAAATGTCAATAAAATCACAAAAAAAAAGATAAAACTGATAAAAAATGATGACATAAAATAAGCGAAAAAAAATGACATTAATTATTATAAAATATTTATTTAAATTTGTATATAATTTAAATTATTTTCTACATTAAATATATAATTATTATAATATTATATATTTTTATGCTAACTAATGGCAATGAAAATGATAATATATATTTTTTATTATTCACGTATATAAATATTATAAACAAATATGATTTTATGCTAACATATAGTCATAAAAATATATAACTAATTAAAATATAACAAAGATAAATAATGCTCTTTGTTATTTAGCAATCACAAGATATCTTGTGCTTTGAAGATATCACAAATAATTTGAAATTTTTATATTTTTTTTCTTTTACCTAGAGCTTACAACGAGCTCGGCCCACGTGTCACACGCAAGAACCAGGTACAAAGAAGGTTTAGGCGGGGGAGTGGCACATATGGAGTGGTGGACAGGCATGAAGTGGCAGGTGAATCGGGAGCATTCGGAATGTCGTTTGACCCCAGGGGTCGAATGGAAACCACGAATGGTTCCGTTCTCTGAAATTGGCGGAGGTGGCAATATCGGCATGATAGTGCGGACGTTTGTCGCATTGCTTATAGAGCATGAGGCTGTCATTGAACAGTTCGGATATACGACTTCCGGGCGTGTTTGGACCATCTTCTTTACACTAGATTCCCATTGGGAGTCTTTTACCGTAGATGAAAATATTCTGCGGACTCTGAAAGAGGGTGGCTTGCTCAAGAGTGACATGCGCAGTGTGCTCTCAAAGCATCTTTATACCATCAGGAATAAGAGACAGATGGAGGCACAACAGAAAGCCGAAAAAGCTGAGCGAGATGCCAAGAGGGAGGCCAAGAAGGCGGCCAAATGGCATGCGCGAAATGAGAAGAAGAAGAAGGCGGCCACATTGATCCAATCGATGATGCGTGGCTACATTTCGCGCAAAAAGAGTAAGGAGATGGCTGCAGCGGAGAAGAATTCAGGTGCTTAAGGACCCCGACGATGGTTCCGAGCATCCCACCCTAGCGGAACTTCAACCGCTATTGGTCACAACCGGTGACCACAACAGGAAAAAAAAAGAAGGACAAATTGAGGCTCGACGCCTTATTTGTTGTTTTATTAAAGATCTCTTTTTTTGAAGATAATGAAAATAATTTGATTTTATTATATTTTTTTACTAATACCTAGAGCTACAACGAGCTCGGCCCACGTGTCACACGCGAAGGAGAAGGCGAGGGGACACACAAGGAGAATGGGAGATGACCCATACTACGAACAACTACACGCGAAGGAGAAGGCGAGGGGACACACAAGGAGAATGGGAGATGACGCATACGAACAACTACACGAGATGATGTCGGCAACTATTCAAGAGATATTAGCCGTTATGGCCGACTCTGAAGCGAAGGCGCAGAAGGAGTTAGAAGAGGCGAAGAAAAAGATCAAAGCCCTTGAGATTGAGAACAAGAGCCTCAAGGCTGAGAACGAGAGCCTCGAGGCTGACGCAAGATCTCACCATGCGTATTGTCAATATTTCGTATAGATGATCTAAATAAAGACAAAAAAAAAAGCAAAAAAAAAAAAGCAAAAAAAAATGGTGCACGACGCACCCGACACAAAGCCCGTTGCGGCTTTTGTTGTCTGTTTTTTATTAATAATATATCATGTTTTTTAAGATATAACAAATAATTTGAAATATAAATATTTTTTTTCTTTTGGGAACCGAGTGCCCATTATATGAGTATTTTAAATATAGTTAGTCTGAAATTACTACGCTCTAATATAAACCCTCGGTTGGAGGAGACTCTGGGATATTTCCCGGAACAAATACGACAATTTTGAGGCTCGACGCCTTTTTTTTTGTTGTTTTATATTAATAAAAGATATCATGTTTTTTAAGATATAACAAATAATTTGAATTTTTTATATTTTTTTTCTTTTGGAGGCCGGGAACTCCCCGCAAAATATTGCGAAAGATACCCGAGACAAAAAAAAAGACAAAAAAAAAAGGAGGCCGGGAACTCCCCGCAAAATATTGCGAAAGATACCCGAGACAAAAAAAGACAAAAAAAAAAGTAGGCGAGTCGCACGCAAATCTTACTAGCGACAAGAAAACTCCAGCAATTAGTGCAGGAACTCCCACGGGAGGGTTTTCTTTATTTTCTCTTTATTTAAATTATTTATAAAAAGATATCTTATAATAAAATAAAAGAAACATTTTTTTTGTCTTTGTCTTGTATAATTGTTTCTCTTTTTTTTTGTCTTTTTTGTTTTATCTACAAGTATGCGACCATAGGTGGAGAATTATGAATCTCCGTAACCTTCATCTGTGTCTTTGATCGCACAACTAAACCATCTGTATTAATCTCCGCGTTTCCCACTCGGAATACGCCGGGGATCATTTCCTCCATCAGGATCAGGTCCAATTCTATATTGCAACTTGCAAGTGGTATGCGCAACTTTTCACCTACGCTGGTATAGCGTAGAATTGCGTCCTTTCCAACATGCTTGCCGAGTCGCTGAGAATCGAGTTGTCGATTACACTTCACTTCGTGAACGCTGATCTTGACTAACTCTCCATCTGGTCGATACATGATGCGAACAAGGTCGCACCATGGTAGAGACACAGATGCATCTGGGACGAGCATGATTACTCGAAATCCCGACATCTCAGCACATAAGTACATGACTCGAGCCACCAAAGCCTCGGTCGGATGACCAAAGTTTGTAAACTCGCTGCCGTTGGGTGTGTAAAACCTCTGAGTTTCTGGGTCCACGATAATTGGAGTCAGATCAATGCCTCGCATGATCTGATCCAATAGGCTCTTGCGAGCGTCGTCTCCACGAAGAGCGCATTCGAATGCGCTCTTCAAACTGAATAGAACAATCTGTTCCCAGTTTGATAACTCTTCTGGCCACCCATTACTTACGTGTTCGTAAATCGGTACCACATCCATCTTCTCCATTTCAGCACTGCTTGTGTGTACAAACACTTCCATCTCCATCTCTATCTCCATTGGGGTAGAGCCCATCGAAACTACTCCAATACTAGTGATATGTCTTTTGTTTGACTCGAGAGTATAAGTCTCTTTGTCGTGTTGCTCCAATAGAATCCAAAGTCTCGCTTTCTTCCCTCAAACAACTATGCAGTTTCTACGTCATCAGCAAAAGTAAAATAAAAAAAAATAAAAAATTTCAAATTATATAAATGACTTCAAAAGCTTTACATTTCTCTGATAAATTTATCAAGGAAATCCCTTATCGAAACATCTTCCTCAGATAATTCACAATCATTATATGCATTCCTAATCATTAGGATTGTCATGCCATCATCTATATCATTGATCCAGAAATCAGACCATCGTAAATAATATGTATTACGAAGGAAAATTCTAACCATAGACTTGAAATTATTATCATATCCAATCACAAATAATTGAAACATAGCATTGTAAATAATAGATATTGTATCATTTTTAGGTACGTAATACTTGTACACATTAGTACGCTTATCAGTTTCTTTATGATACAGATAATTATGTGTAGGATCTGGATTCCACACACGCCCATTTGATTCCACTGGTGACATTGAACTACCATCAACAATATAAGGTTCTAAATATTTAACCTCAAAAATATCTTCTTGATCATCAATTGTATGTAACATCATTAATATGAATGATATACAATCCGCAAGATATGTATTATACCGAGCACCTTCACAAAATCTTTTAAATCTCCAAGTTTCACTCATGTGAATTTCTAAAAACTTATTAAGTATATCTGTCTTAGTGCTATCATATGATTTATTATTAAGTACAACAACCTCTTTGCCGAATTTTTCTAAACCATCCAAATTAACCGTTATTGTTCTTACCGATCTTGGAAAACTAGTCATAAACTTTGGTTTATCCATACAAGTCATTAATTCAAACATATTTTTAACAACCCTATTATTCATTTCTGAATGATCTTTTTTTCTAAAATTAGAACATGGTAAACCATCGCCTAACATTTTCAAGTCTCCTTGAATATATATATTAAGATTATTCATTACTCGTGGTTTATTTAATCTTCGTAAGTTTTCAAATAAATCTTCTATATCACTAACGAGCAATGCGGCTGCTATTTCCATGTTAAAATTTGGTACAGTATCAATATCTCTTGATCCATGAACATCAATGTATGTGTAAGATGGATTAAAGATAGGCATCTTTATCTATTTTTACTTTATAATATAAAATTAAATTTCAAATTATATTTTAGAAAAAACCACATGTTTGCATCAATTCGGGGTCACCACCAGTCTTCAACTGTTTTTTTAATTTTTTTAATTCTTTTCTTAATTCTGTTTTAGACATTTTATGAATTTTATTAATTTCAGACTTACTAAGTAATAGATCATCTTCGTCATCTTCGTCATCTTCGTCATCTACGTCATTTTCGTCATCATCATCATCATCTTCGTCATTTTCGTCATCATCATCATCATCTTCGTCATCTTCGTCATCATCATCATCATCATCATCTTCGTCATCATCATCATCAGAATCATCTTCGTTATCTTCGTCATCTTTGTTATCTTCGTCATCTTCGTCATTTTCGTCATTTTCGTCATCTTTGTCAGAATCATCATAATCATCTTCTTCATCATCATCATAAAGTGAAATATTTTTTAATTTATTATGCTTTTTTTTATATTCAGATTTATTAAAAATCACTTTTTTGTTAACATATCTTCCAATAATTTTGAAATCATCATCTAATACTTTATTATCAGGAGTTATTGTATAACTGATACCATCATACATAATAGTTTTATTGCCATCCATCTCAATAACTTTATCTTCTACACTACTACTTTCAGAATCTTCAACATTATTGAACCACCCTTCAATACCACCCGAGAAATCGATAACATTATTGTATCCTAAATCCATTAATGTTTTTAACAATTTTTTAGAAGCATCACATTTTTTGTGGGCACAATAAACAATCATTGGTAAATTTTCGATTTTTATTTTTTTATCTTTTAGAAGTTTTGATAATTTAGAGTAATTTTTAATATTTTTAGAAATAAATTTATTAACTACTTCTTTTTTTACTTTTTTCGTTCCGGTTTTAGGCATTTTAAGGTAGAAACTATTAGGAATATTATCAGTATACTTAGAACCTTTAATATCGATAGCATTTATAATCAAATGTTGTTTTTCAGTTACATATTTATTCATTAAATCATAATCAATATCACACAAAATGTAGGCAGTATGAATATTACTAGTATCCCATTTATTATCTTTTAATAAAACGAAATGTACATGCCTAGGATGAGTTGAATCATCTAGTGTGTATATGGATGGACAATTAAGTTTTAATATTAAATTACCTTTTGAATCAGTTTTTGTTACACCATTATTCGTATTATTTTGATATGCTTCTTTATCATTTTTTAATATGATATCTTCAGTTGGATTTGACGCCCAATAAAGAACCCATGTATTTTTTTGTTTTATTTTATGATGAATTTCAATTGGTAAAGTTTTATTTGATGGGGATTTTATATTAAGGTCATCAATATCATAATTATCAGATATATCTTTAATTAATTTTTTATTTTTGAATTTTTTATTATGTATAACATTTAATAAAAAACAATTTTTACATTTATTATCCATTTATATATATATATAATTAAACATTAAAAAAATATAATTATTATTCGACACCCGATGTATTAGATGGGAGTGTGGCTTCAGACGTTTTAGTGTTATTATTTTCAGAGTCTTGATCAACTCTAATAATATTATTATTCATCATACTTCCTTTATGATGAATATAAGTCATATTATGTCCAGAATCAGTTTTTACCTCATCTTCTTCCTCTGAATTGTATACTTCATCATTATCATGATTACTTATAAAATGACCACGGGTATTACGATCTAATAAACGACCATTAAACAGTTTTGAACTAGTATTGTTACTTGGTATTGGACTAACACTGGATGTCCTCATAGGTATCGTTGTAGTTACAGGAGTTGTAGTAGTTGTTGTATCACAACACAAATCAAATGAACATCCACTGCCACATGGAATTCCTTCTGGATTTTCTTTCAAAGTTTCATTACTACGACATCTAAAAGGTTTATCTTTACCATTCGGTCCAGAATGATAAGCATTTTTACAGGTTAAATCAGATTGATTATTATTAGATATTTTTTGATATATAATATAACTTACTACGCATACAAATGTAAAAATGCCAATATATTTAAGCATTTTTATAAATTTAGATTGGGGAACTGGTGCTGTTGATACTGGTGCTGTTGATACTGGTGATGCTGATACTGGTGGTACTACATTTCCTTGTACTACAGGTACTGTAGATGCTATAGGCACTGGATTTTCTGGTCCATTACCACCACCCCTTCTACCTTTTTTACTTCTACCTTTTTTACTTCTACCTTTTTTTTTAACCATTATATATATATAAATGAAAAAATTTAAAGATTATCCTGATTTTACGCCGAATATAACTCCAAAACAAGTATTTAATATGGGATCATTTGGAGGAACATATTATAGACCAATATATTCATCAATTACAAATAAAAAATATAAATCAAAAGATGTTATAAAAGAATATCCTAAATCATGGTTTAAAAACCTAGATATAGATAAAATGGTAATATCATCCACATATGATAAGAATATAAATAAATATAAGGTTGTATGTGGATCTAGTTTAGAAATGTGGGAGAAGAAAAAATGGATAGTAGAACAGGATCCATATGGTTGGTTTCAATGGTATTGTAGATTTTATCAGGGTCGAAGGAGCGAAGATGATGAAAGACAGATAGATAGATGGAAAAAAATAGTAGGACCAAATGGAAGATTCAGAAGAATGTTAATGAATATGATTATAAAAAAGAAAACAACATTTGATGATTATACTGTATCGCCAAAAATTAGACAGATATTACTACATTGGGGATATGAATTAACAAAAAAAGATCTAGAACATTACAAAAAGAATAAATAAATTAAAAGATATCATTGTTGTCTGGATATGGCATATTATATAATAATCTATAATATAAATTTTCAAAGAATTTAATAATAAATATTGCTATAAAATAGAATAATAATATATACATAAATATTTTTAAAGCTTTTTTAGTAGCATATATAATAAAGTATATGATAATTAAAATATACGCAATATATATATATATATTATAATCATTATCATCATTATCAGTAATAGAATTAATTAATGAATTAATATAATCAGTTATAGTATTAAATGTTTCAAAATCAATATTCATATTCATATTATATAATATATATATATATAATTATTCATAAAACATATCATCATCCGATTCTATATAATCATCAACAATAACTGAATTATTTAAAATGAAAACAACTAGTGGATAAGATGTATTATTATAATTAAATATATTATAATGATCTTTAAAATGAATAAATAAATCAACGATATCATTTTCACAAAATAGTTCAATATAATCTGAATCCACATTATCAATAATATTATTTGGTTTATATGGAAATACATATTCATCATAAAAATGGTGACAAAATTTATTAAATAAATCATATTTATTTAATAACTCTATATCATTATATTTTTGAACAATATTACATAATTTACAATATAATAAATATAATATATCAATATTTTTATCATTTGAGGATTTTACATTAGAATTTATCCATTTATTATAATCTATTTTACTAACAATTATAGGAATCATATAAATTTAAATATAAAAAAAATTTAATCATAAAACTTATGAGTAGAAAATATAATTGTATATATGATAGTAATTATAAGAATATTAATTAATATTTCATTATTAAAATAGCTATTAGATATATCTTCATAAATAGAATAATTACTAAAAAAATCACTTGATTTTAATTCAGGTTTTGTATCATCATATTTTAAATTTTGAATATTATTTATATATTTATTATTATTTTTAAATAAAACATAAATACCAATGACTAATATTAATACAAATATTGATACATATTTTAATAAATTAATTTCTTTAACAAATGAAAGAAAATCACAAACAAATATTAATACAAAATATAAAATACTATAAATACTTACAATATAACCTATATTATTAATAGATTTTATTTTATCATCTGATGGATCAATAAATTTTGTTCCAGTTGTATCTGTTTTAAGATATTCATAATCACTATATAAATATAAATCTCTCCAATGTGAAGATTTATTTTTTCCATAATTTACACATTCCTCTGGTGTTTTTTTATTAAGGTAATTAATAGCATTACCATATATATTAGAAAAGTCAGAAGATTCACTAGAACTAATTAAACATATATTAGAATTACCATATAACATATTTCTTAAATTAAATATATTAAATTCTTTAATCATATTATTAACATAAAATACAGTGAAATTAATAATTAACATATATATAAAAAATTTTAAGTATAGGAATGATTTTAAAGGATATTTAACAAGTATAATTTTTAATAAGAAATAAATAATGAACATAGAAACTATTTGTATAACAATAAATCTAAAATATGGTCCAGTAAAAGAATGAAGTTTTGAAAATAAAAATTTAATTTTATTAGAACGTATGTAAAAGTAAGAATTATCATTTAATATACTCCAAACACAATCATCATCATAATTACACTGTTCTATATTTTTATTACTACATTTATCTTTATCAGTTGTAAATAAATCTTTTAATTTACATTGTGGTGCACTAAATGTTAATGTTACCATAATATATATATTAAATACAGATATATTTATTAGAATTAAATACATATTGATTCATCTGAATTAAAATTATTACAATCAGTATTAGAACTTATAGGATTTCCATTATCATCATATAAATAATTAATGGATTCATAATTAGTTACTAAATATTTAGATAGAAAATCCGGCAATAATAATTTATCTATAAATTTTATAGTAGTTACATAAATAATTAATATAGAACATACTAAAATTATATTCATTGTATTAATTGTTCTAGTGTTCTTTTTACCAATATTTATAATTAATCCATATAAGGTTAGGCAGATAAAAAATAAAGAACTATAGTGTTTTAATAAATATAAAATATTATCCTTTGCGATTGATGAACTACTTGAATATATTATTATACATACTACTATGAATGAAATATAAAAAGTATCAGGAATATCTCCAAATGATGTAATCATAAACAAGAATATTAATAAATAAAATCCAAATATTTTTTCATTTGCATTATTTAGAGATTCTATATCTTTAACATTATCAGTTTTTGACATTTTAATATACGTATTTGTATTTGCTGAAGCCAATACAGTAGATAGTATAAAAAATATTATTAATGATAGGCCAATTGATAAAAACTTGGAATAAAGGTACCTTTTTATAACAATAAATATATAACTTGCTAATATAAATTTAATCATAAAGTCTTGTTGACGGAAAAGTAAGAACCATGAAGTACCTAATATTCCACTATCTTTTTTTTGATAAATTAAATCATATAAAATATTTTCTATATTTAAATGTGTTGAAGATATATGAGTTTTAATAGCATCCGAATCATTCGTTATGGTACTGAGGTTGTTAAATATAATTGATACATATATGATAAATATAATTAAATATAAATAAATATTATCATTATTTAACTTACTGAAAAATAAGTCAAAATAAGATATTATATATTTAACATATTTTTCACTATTAATGCCTATTTTTTCACCATAATATAATGAATTATTATATAATTTTACAATAACCATATTATAATATATAATATATAATAAAAATATAATAAATTATAATTATTTAATATTTTTTCTATTTATATAATTTACTTAAAACCATAATATATAATATATAATAAATGTTATTAAAAATAAAATCCAACACAGATGAAATAAAAAATTTATATGTAAATCATGGTACATACCATAAAGGAGATTCAGGAATTGATTTATTTATACCCGAAGATATAATAATTAAATCTAAAAGTATGGGAACAACAATAGATATGAAGATATCTTGTGAAGCATTAAAAGATAATACAAATCAATATGTGAATAATATTAGAAAAGTATTTATAAATAATACAACAGATGATTTAAGAAAACTGGTTAATGAGATAAGAGATATTGATATTAAATATGTAAATTGTTCATATTATTTATATCCAAGATCATCAATATCAAAAACACCACTTAGAATGAGTAATGGTACAGGTATTATAGATGCTGGATATCGTGGGAATATTATAGCAAAAGTAGATAATATATCTGACAATGATTATAAGATAGAAAAAGGCACTAGATTATTTCAATTATGTGATGCATCATTGGATGAAATAGAAATAAAAATAGTAGATGAATTATCATCTACATCAAGAGGAGAAAGCGGATTTGGAAGTACAAATTAATTTATATATTATAAGAGATATTATAAAATGTAATAATAGTTTAATCAATTTATGGGTTTACTGGTGCTACACTCTGAGATGCTCTCTGTAATGAAGATGAGACCCTCTGTAATCCAGATGATAATCCAGATGAGGCCCAATTTTTAGACCTTGTCCCATACTCTTTTAATTTTGGTTTTAACCGTTCATTATATGTTTGAAATAATAAGTTATATAAAATATAAATAGTCCAAATGGCACAAACTACCAATATAGGAATAAATCTATTATATGAATATTTAATTTTACAATTAGAATTATTATTACATTCAGATAAACTATAATAATCACCGTTGGTAACTATCGAACATGAATTATTTATACATTTATATATTTTTTTTTTCGTTTGTATTCCATTTGTTGTTTGTATTCCATTTGTTGTTTGTATTCCATTCGTTGTTTGTATTCCATTCGTTGTTGTTGGTGTTCCATTCGTTGTTAGTATTCCATTCGTTGTTGTTGGTGTTCCATTTGTTGTTTGTATTCCATTCGTTGTTGTTGGTGTTCCATTTGTTGTTTGTATTCCATTCGTTGTTGTTGGTGTTTCGTCATTATCATTATTGATATCATTATTGTTATAATTATTGTTATCATTATTGATATCATTATTGTTATCATTTTTATTTATATAATAAAAATCCATATATATATTATTATTATTAGAAGATGTAGTCGATGTAGGTGCTGATGTAGGTGCTGATGTATGAGCTGCTGTGGTATTGGTGGGTGTTGTAGTAAATGTTGGTGTTGTAGTAAATGTTGGTGTGGTAGTATTTGTGGGTGTGGTAGTATTTGTGGGTGTGGTAGTATTTGTAGGAGTGGTAGTATTGGTGGGCGTGGTTGTATTTGTAGGAGTGGTAGTATTTGTGGGTGTGGTAGTATTTGTGGGTGTGGTAGTATTTGTGGGTGTGGTAGTATTTGTGGGTGTTGTAGTATTTGTGGGTGTTGTAGTATTGGTGGGTGTTGTAGTAATTGTAGGTGTTGTAGTAAATACACATACAGTATCTCCGTTGTCCATTTTTTGAAGCTCACAATCTGAATTATTCTTTTGTTGACAATAATTAAATAGTTGATAATATGATTTTGATTCTGATTCCATTGTTTTTAAATAATCAAATATTTTATTAGGTGTACAACTAGCATTACTATTCTGATTAGTATTAGGAGGTACTGTGGTATTATTTGTGGGTGTTGTAGTATTGGTTGGCGTGGTAGTTTTTTTCACACAAGCAATATAATCATCTTCATATTTTTTTATAATATAATCTATGGGGCATATCAATTTACCATTATAATTAAAATTACGGAGGTATGCTAATTGAGTTAATTCATTTTCAGTGAGATCATCTAAAGTATCAAAATTACCATCATTATTAAGACATCTGGCAAAAGATGAACCATCATCATTATTATATATAGTAAAATTTGTACTATCAGGACTACACATATAATACGTAGATAAATCCATAATACTTTCAGTGTTACATATATTTGATGCATTATATAATTGAGTTAATTCTGTATATGAAAAAGTGTTATCATTAATTTTGATTGGTTCATTATAATAAAGATGATTATAACAATTATTAGATAGATCTTTATTATTAAATATTTCGGCGCAACTAGCAGAGCAATAATTATCACTTAAATTACATTTATTTGATGCATTAATATACCAAGACAGGAACTTATCATTAGTATCACACTTATTCGACTCGGGTGTATTAGATTCAGGTGTATTAGGTTCAGGTGTATTAGTAGAACCAGTAAATATATTCATTGAATAACCTTCTATTAAATTATTGTGCTTACAAATATTACAAATTAATAAAAATATAATAATAATAATTAATATTATATCCATATAGTTATATTAGTAATTATAAAAAAAATATATAAATTATTAATTATATTTTAAAGTACTATAAATAATCAAACAACTCATTTAATTCATCAAACCAAATATCTTTAATATTTTTATTTGATAAAGTAGTAAATTCATCATTTAACTTGTCAATAATAGATTGTAAGTCACTTATTTTTTCTTGAGTAAATTGAGTAATTGGTAAATTAAGAAGATAATTATAATTATTATCAACTAATGGAAACTCGTATTCAATTAGTTTATTAATAATATTTTCTTTTTTATTTTTATAGATAATAATATCATCTTGAATAACTAATGTTATAAACTTCATTTTTAGTGTATGTAATTCAATTGATTTATTTAATGAATTAAGAATATATTGTTTTCTAGTATCATATAATTTAATTCTAGCAGAATAATGATCATCCATAATTTCATTGATAGAATTGTATTTTTTAATTTTATCATTAGAATCGTACAGATGCATATTAGTCACTGTTTTAGTGCTAGTTAATTTAAATACCTTATCTATATCTAAATTAGTATCTACTAATTTTATGCGAAACAATATATTTGTATCAGTAGAATGATCTTCATATGATACAATACACTGAGATTTTTTAGGTGCCTGTTTATTGTAAATAAGACTATCTAAAAATGTTTTATAATTTTGTGTCCATGTTCCAATGGGTAACTCAGTTATTTCAATTGTATTATTATCGATAATATTATAAACACCATATGTTATAAATTTATTACTATTAACATTATATATTTTACCTTTAAAGTTTTTATACCAAGGTAAGATATCAAAATATGGTTTATCTTTTAATTTATTTTTAATATTTTCAATAATATCAATTGGATTAAATTGAGGGATATTCGTACTAAATCCAGTTCCGATGCCGACCATACCATTTACAAGTACCATTGGAATAATGGGAATGTAATAATTAGGTTCAATAGATAAACCATCATCTTCTAAATAATTAAGAATAGGTATATCGGACTCAGGAAATATGTATTTAACAATAGGATTTAATTCAGTATGAATATACCTAGGACTTGCAGCGTCGGCACCTCCCATAATTCTGGAGCCGAATTGACCATTTGGTTTTAATAGATTAATATTATTAGAACCAACGAATGTTTGTGCCATACCAATAATAGTAGACTGAAGAGAAGCTTCACCATGATGATATGCCGCATTTTCACTAACATATCCAGCTAATTGTGCTACTCTAATTTCTGAATATAATTTACGTTTGAAACAACTGAATAATATTTTTCTCTGAGATGGTTTAAATCCATCAAATACCGAACCGATAGATCGATTAGTATCACTATTAGAGAAATGTATTAATTCTCTATTGATAAAATTATCAATACTTGTTTCAGAACTATTTGAATCTATAGTTTGTTCTTTATTATAATTATAAAGCCAGGTTTTTCTATCATCAGATTTATCTTTTTTGAAAGCTAAATCCATCGATAAATTAGTAGAATCATCATATGTAAACTTCATATTTTTATTAAGTTTAAAATATTCTCTGGCTTCGACTGCGGTACTAGTACCCAATCCCTTATAATATTTACAAGTCCACTTATTATAATTTGTAGTGGACTTTTTCCAATCTTCATAATCAGTAAGATTATAGAATGAAATACTTTTTTTATTTTTAGTAACCTTAACGATAGGGGTTATCATAGAAGTTATGAATCCATCAAGTTTTAAAAGTGATGGCCATAAAGTATGAAAGATATTAATAACGAGTCCTTTAATATGAGAACCATCGTGATCTTGATCTGTCATTATCATGATTTTACCATAACGTAAATTTGAAGTATCAGTATATTCTTTATCACTTTGTAATCCTAAAATTTTTTTAAGATGTGTGATTTCAGTATTATCAAATATTTGTTTATTTGTTGCGTCTTTAACATTAAGTACTTTACCCCTTAATGGAAATACACCAAATTTATCTCTACCAATAACACTTAGTCCACTGATTGCCATAGTTTTAGCAGAATCTCCCTCTGTTAAAATTAGAGTACATTCACTAGATTTTCTAGTTCCTGCCCAATTAGCATCATCAAGTTTTGGAATACCTGTAATTTTATTTACCTTCACACCATTAGTCTTTTTATCGTTTGTTTTTTCCTTAAACTCAGAGAATTTAAGTACTTTATCTAATATAGAAGTATTCTCATAAATTTGTTTTATAAATTTATCAAGTACCACCGGGTTAGAACCGAATTTAGATTTAGGTGTAATTAGTCTTTCTTTAGTTTGTGAATCAAATGAAGGATTAACTATCACTGAATTAACACATACCGAGAGGTAATTTTTAATATATCTTTCAGGAATATCTTTTTTATGTTTCTTATTTATAGCAGATGCTATACCAGAAATCAATTGTTTTACAATAACATCAACATGTATACCACCTTTAGGGGTAGCTATACCGTTGACGAAAGATATTTGTTCAAATTTATCATTTTCTGAAACACCAACAGCTAATTCCCAACGATCCGATAACTTAATATACAGTTTATTCGAACCGGGGTATAGCTTTGTATAATCTAAAAATGATTTAATTTTAATTTTGTTACCATTGAGATATACACTTACACTGGGGTCAGTAACCCCTGCGATATCATAAACACGTCTATTCATAAAATTAATCATATCATCAGAAAATCCATCAATACCGAATCTTTTAAAATCGGTAATCCAGGATATCTTTGTATATGGTTTTTGTTTAGACTTTTTAATTACAGGTGGATGAATAACATCCATATTATTCGTAAATTTTTGTTTATATAATTGACCTGTGACAGAATCACATGTTTCAACATTAAACTCATTTGAAAATATATTTACAATTTTCGCACCATATCCATTTTTGCCACCAACAATTTTTTCTTCACTTTTATCATAATTTGTAGAGGTCAAAAGATGACCAAATACAAGTTCTGGATTATAAATTTTTTCAGTTGGATGAATTTCAATTAGAATACCTTCACCATTATTATAGATTGACAATTCACCATTATCTGGATTGAAGTCAACTTTAATAGTAGTAACTTGATTTTCTGATTTATTTGTTTTTAATCGGACATAGTGGTCTCTTGCATTTACTAATATTTCATTAAACATATTGTATAGAACTGGAATATAATTAATTTCTTTAGTCACAATAGATTCTCCACACATAACAGGAAGTTTCTCTGAAATAATATCAGAGCCACCCGCATATGTGTCAGGAGTTTCATATATATGTGTTTTTAATTCAGTTCTTTTAATTTTATTACTCATGTTTAGTTACTAATAATTATAATTGTTGACTTAAATCATTTTCAAATTAATATTAAAAAAAATAAAATTAACAATAATTATTTATTAATTTTGGATTTAACTACTTTTGGATTATATTTTTCTATTATTTTTTTGTGTTTATCTTTATTAATAACTTTACAATTATGTGAATGTTTAGAAGAATGTTTTAAGCAAAAATTATGAGAACATGAATCACACGTTACAACTACATCAATCATTTTAAATTTATGTTTACAGAAATAACATTTAGATTTCATAGTATAATAATATAATAGTTATTAATTTTATATTCATATCAAATTTATATTAAAAATATATATATATATATATATATATAATGAAAGACAATGAGTTATTGATAATTATTTTAGCATTTTTTCTAGGAACATATTACTGTAAAATAATGGATGGTGGATTAATTGAAGGTTATGAACAAATTATAATTAAAGAAGGAGAACATTTTAATAAATATGATGGTGAATGCATTCCAATTAAAAAGAAAGATGAAGATAGGTATGATTATTCAATAGAAAATTATACGCCTGCGGAAGAAATAATGAAAGTGCCGAATGAATGTAGTGGTGAAATAACAAACGATCAAGAACTGTATAGATGTGATCAGTCTAGTTATGACGATGGGGGTGTACGAAAAACTTATTTATACCTTGGCGATGAAGAAGGTGTTGAACCACAAGAATATTCGTGTATATCAAATGTTAAAACTACAAAGTATTGGCCAACAAACGAAGATGGTGATACTTGTAGTCCCGGTTATATTAAGTCGGATGCACAAGAGGAACATATCACAAGAGTAGAAAGACCAAGGACCCCAAGCGGTTGTGATCCCACCGCATGGTTCTATAATAAGTGTGATCCTATTCAATATAATGAAATTAAAGAATATACTAATTTATGTAAGAGAGTAGAGGAACCTATATTTCCAGACCATTACATAAGTGTTGTAAAAAATCAATCCTAGATTTATATGAATATAAAATTTATTCATTATTAACAATTGGAATGATATCTTCAGGTCTTGTATCATCGGTATTATCTTTATCATCTTTTTTAGTAATATCAAGAGTTTCAATGTAATCTTTATCCAATACATTAAAAGATACAAATTCTGACATATAAGCACTCATCATTTTATCGTGTTTAACAGATTGATAAGCAACATTAAATGAATTGTATAGTTTCATTAATATAAGTAAAGTAAAACTAATAAAACAAGATATTGTAGATTGACTATGATAATTATTATTAAGAATTTTAATTACGATACCAATATTCACAAAATTCATAAACAAATTGACTTTAACAATATTATAATATCTAAGATTCAATGAATCCATATGTTTATCAAGTTTTTCATGTTTAATAATAACTTGTTTCAGTTCATTATCAGGTTTATCATTATCAATATCAAGATATTTGATTGACCAATTTTCTCTTTTTAATTCATAAATATATAGAGCGATAAAAGATATCATTGTCATAGTATTCCATGATAATGATATCTGATGATATCTTTCATTATTTTCTAAATTTTGTTGTAATGTACAAATTTGCCCATCACAATTTTGTGGGATAAATAAAGATAACATTGTACCCGTTATTATTTTATAAGATTGTAGAAAAAACAATCCACACACTTTAATTCGTTGAACCATATCAACATCAAATTTAATCATTTATTTAAATATATAATCATATATTTAAATAATGATATCTTTTATATTATCGTACATTTGGTATAGTTCACTAAAAGAAACAAAAAAAGATATAGAATTAAAAGAAACAATGAATAGAATAGAATATACAAAACCACAGGAGTATATTACGATACCACATACATGTGATATTTGTGGTCAACAATATTATTGGTGTATATGTGATTAGATTGCAAATTCTTTTATTTGTTTATGAAAATTCTTTTATTTGTTTATTCTGCGCGTCTTGAACCATGGGCGCCGACTCGCTGCGACGCGAGGAAAATTTCGTCGTCGCCTTGGAAGCTATATACATGCCAACAAACAATTCAATTGCTAGAATGACTAAACCCAGACTTAATAGCCCGAGTGATTCGCTTTGTAACAATCCTGAAAAAACACCGGTAAAAACCATCAAAAATACAGTAAATATTAGAATACCGATCCATGGCTTTGCTATAGTTATTAATAGAGAAATAACAATAATAACGATAATTACACCAATAAAAAATCGTTGACCATTATCATTATCATTATCATTATCATTATCATTATCATTATCATTATCATTATCATCATTAAAACAACATATTTCATTTGTACACTCATTATCATCACATCTAATACTAGATGGATTAGCTCTTAATTTCTCACCATTATTGTAATCACATTGAAAAGTCTCCCAACTACTAGAGGCATATATATTAGTACACGTTCTTGTGTAAGTTTCTTCCCCTTCTATCAAAACATTATTACACATAGTTTTACGGAAGCACATACCAACAAAAAAGACTAAAACAAAAAATAATAAATTATCGTCTTTCATCATATATATATATATTATAAAATAATTACAAATATTTATTAGCGATTAGTGGCGCATCATAAATGGCATTACGAATGCGATATTGAAAATCCCAATGATATAAAATAGAATTATTCATCATTAAATAATAAGATAACTTATGAATAAATTAAATTAAAATATTATAATATCTTGAAACCTCTGAAGCTATTAATCCACTACCAGAACTTACAATATGCCATGAAATATGAAAATTTTCCCATTCATTAAAATATTTTGATCCATATTTAAAATATAAAATAGGAATAAACCATAGTATAATTAATGCGATTTTAATATTGATATTTAAATTTTGAAATATAATGATATTAATAAATATCGTAGAGAATCCAAAAAAATCATTAATAACATCCATATAGTAAAATAATTCATTTTTTATCAATATCTGTATATGGTAATAAAGAATCGGAAGCCGGACTTAATCCTAAAACATTGGCGAATACTAAACTACAAAAAAAAAATTTATTATTCCATAAAGATAAAGAAGGTAAAATAAATAATAATGGTGAATATATTAATTTTTTTCTAAAATATCTTTTATCATCGATAAATAATGGATATAATAAATTAAGACCATATAAGATACCGCCATATATAATTGGAAAATAATTATAATTATATAAATTTAATATATGAATAGATTTATATAAAAAATATTCATAACACAATATAATAAAAATGGGAAAATACATATAAATATATAAACATATATAATAATTATTAGAAACATAAAGAATAATGTGTGGTATATTTTTTTATATGAATAGAGGGGAGAAGAAAGAACAAAAAGAAAATGGAGATAAATGTGTACATAGGGGTCCAGATAATACAAAATCAAAAGAGATAATATCAGATAATAATTATTATTATTTTATGTTTCACAGATTATCAATAAATGGATTAGATGATAAAAGTAATCAACCAATGGAAATTAATAATAAAATATTAATATGTAATGGAGAAATATATAATTATAAAGAATTAGCGATAGAATATAACATAGAATTGACAACAAATAGTGATTGTGAAATAATAATACATTTATATGATAAATTATCAGAGGATGAATTATTAAACAGATTAGATGGAGTGTTTAGTTTTGTAATGTATGATTCAATAAATAAAAAAATAATAATAGGACATGATCCATATGGCATAAGAAGTTTATATTGGTTTAATAATGAGAATGAAATAGGAATATCATCAGAAATGAAATGTTTATATGATATAGATAAAAATATTAATTTTTATCAACCGGGTTCATATACAGTATATGATATTATTGAGAATGATTTGAGCACTATAAAATATTACGATATGATATATCCACCAATGGTAGAACCGGAAGATAAAATAATAAAAGACATAAAAGATAAGTTAACGAAGGCGGTGAATAAGCGAATTATATGCGATAGACCGATTGGATGTTTATTATCAGGTGGGGTAGATAGTAGCATAATAACAAGTATAGTGAATAAAAAGATACAAAATGTAAGGACATTTTCAATTGGAATGAATGGATCACCTGATATATACAATGCTGAGATAGTATCTAAATATTTGAATACAGATCATACGATTGTATTAGTAAATCATGAAGAGATGTTAGAAGCGATTGAACGAACAATAAAGCAGATAGAATCATATGATATAACAACAATTAGAGCATCAGTCCCGATGTTACTAGTATCAGAATATATAAGAGATCATACAGATATTCGGGTATTATTAAGTGGTGAGGGGGCAGATGAGGCATCCGGATCATATTTATATTTTCATAATGCTCCTAATCCAGAATCATTTCAGACAGAGTGTATAAGACTACTTAATGATGTACATATGTTTGATGTATTACGTGGTGATAAAACTACCGCTGGAGCTGGATTAGAAATAAGAGTACCATTTTTTGATAAAGAATTTATGGAATATTACATGTCAATTGATCCAGCATTAAAGATGCCTAGAGATGGAATGGAAAAATATTTATTAAGAAAGGCATTTAATAAAGAATTACCAGATGATATCTTATGGAGAAGAAAGGATGGATTTTCAGATGGTGTATCATCATATGAAAAGCCATGGTATGATATAATAGATGAATATGCTAGGAAGACGTATAATATGAATGAGAGTGAAATGTATAAAATGATATATGACAAGTACTATAAAGATGTTTATAATATACCTTATATGTGGATGCCTAAATGGTCAACTAGTAAAGATCCATCAAATAGATTAATAAAAGATAAAACCAATAAAAGACTATTATAAAATTATAAAATAGAATAACGATTTGAAGAAATTATACATATATATATATATATATATATACATTAGATGAATTTAATATATATGGCGAGGCCAATATATGGTGGTTGGGTTACATTTACGGCACATATGTCAATAAAGAATAATTATAATATATATAAGATAGGAAATAAAACAGAAAAGAAGAAGAGGAAATATGGTTATGGTGTGGAATATCAGAATTTAAAAATAGAAGATATCTTATCACTAAAAGATATTATGATAACGGCAATAGATAAACAATATTATCAATATTTACATTTATTTCCACCAAAAACAAAATTAGTAATTCACGATCCGACAGAATTAAAAACAGGAAAAAAAATAAACCCATTAATTGATAATAAATTATTAAATAAGTTTGATGTATTTGTGATACGTAAAAGTGTACAAGAGTATATAAAAAAAGAGTATAATATAGATACAACATTAATAAATCATCCATTTTATCAATATCCAAGATCAGATGCTCCAAGCATATATAATTATGCTGTATCTATATCGCGAATAGATTTTGATAAGAATACAGATATAATATTAAAAGCAAATAAATTATTACCAGATGAATTAAAGATAACTATATATGGTGCGGAGAATAGATTGTACGTATTTCATAAATTAAAAGACTTAGAATTTGAAAAATATTGGAAAGGTAAGTATGAAAAGACATTACCAATGTTATATAATGGTAATCAAATATTAAAAAGTCCATCATTTATGATAGATTTATCGGTTATAGCGAATGATGGTGGTGGTACACAATATACATTTTTAGAAGCAATTTATAACGATTGTGTATTAATACTACACAAAGACTGGATAGAAAAAGATAACTTATTTATAGATAAATATAATTGTTTTGGAATATCGAATGAGAATGAATTAAAAGATATCTTAGAAACGGCATATGATCCCAAATATTTAGAAACTATAAGATTGAATGCGAAAAAAATATTAAGTAATCATTAATAATAAAATTAAATATTATAAAGTAATATATGAATAAACCAAAAAAAAAGAAACGTTCTAATAAAACACCAGTACCAGGTATTCCATCAGTGGATTATTATGCCCCAACAAAAAAAGAAATAGAAGAGAAAGATGAATTAATTTATCAACGTTATCTAGCTCAAAGAAATGAACAAGAATTAAATTATAAAAATTTTCAAGAACAAGAACTAAAAAATTATCTAAATCAAAGACGAGAATCAATACCTGTAACAACAACAGTATCGCGAACAACTACGGTACCGCGATCAACAACTACACCTGGACCTCGATCAACAACTACACCAGATAAAGCTACAAAAGATACAAAGGTACCTACTAAAAAAGATAATCAATACCATGCTGAATCAACATTTTTTGGGATAACATTATCAGATACTTGGTGGATAGTGATTGTATTGATAATAGTTATTGTTGTAGGTTTAATTATAATTTTAATCCATGATATGTATGTAAGTAATAGAGAGACGAATAAAATAAGAAAAATAATAGGGGATTCTCCAAATCAGACATGGGATGATGTAATTAAAAAGATACCATCAATACCCGATTTATCTGATACAGACAAGAGAGAATATATAAATATGATTAAATATCAGAAGGGATTAAAAATATTAACGAACAAGAATAATAAATTATGTGTGAATAAAAACAAATGGAGAGAATCATTAAAAATGCCATGTAATCAAGGTAGCAATGATAAATGCTGGATTTACTTAATGGAATCTGATATTAATAATTTAATTAAGGTAGTTGGAGAATGTGATACATCAATACCAGATGTAAGTAAGACATTTAATCCATTAGCTATGGTTAAACAACGTACACAGACAGAACCTATAGCCAAAGGCAAACCAAAAGGCAAACCAATAGGTAAATCGAAAGGTAAATCGAAAGGTAAATCGAAAGGTAAATCGAAAGGTAAACCAAAAGGTAAATCGAAAGGCAAACCAAAAGGTAAACCACGTCGAAGATCGACATCTAGAGTAAGATAGAATACATAAATTTAATCAAAACTAATTAATATTTTTTTTTTAGGAATGAAGATATCTTCAGATTTTTTATGAATAATATAATATTTTATTTTATTACCATTTATAGTTTTGAATCGATTGATAATAAAATAATCAAATACTTTTAATAATTGTTTTAAAATAGTGATGGCTCGTTTATTGTTGATATTGTTTAGATATAATTTAGATTTACAAGGTATATAGTATTCTTTTAATTTAGGGGCATAATCATTTAATTTGCTCGCAGTATTTAGATGTATAAGATCATTATTAGTAAAATGAACATTTTCATCTAAATCATTAATACCAAATAATTTAATAATGTCAAGCAAAAAAGATCTATCTGGTATTATTTTAAATAATTGATTATGCACCATATTAATATTTAAAATTAAAATAATTTTAAATTTAAACAAATTAAATTTAAAAATTATAAATAATATATAATTATATATATGGATAGTCGTAAAATAATAGTATGTGATGTTGATACATCTAATAAAGATATAGATCAATTTATGAAAGAAAATTCACAAGATATATCTCCAAGAAAGAAAGTAGATATAGTATCGATAGAACAACCAACAGAAACAGTATCTATAGAACGACAAACAGAAACGAATAAAATAAACATACCAAATATAATAAATAATATAGGAGAATCATTAGGATATGAAGATCCGAATAAAAAAAAGATTAGAGATATAATAACATCAACAGAACTTAAAGATTTTAACGAAGATTTTAACGAAGATTTAGAAGATGATTTAGAAGATGATTTAGAAGATGATTTAGAAGATGATTTAGAAGATTATTTAGAATATGATTTAGACGATGATATACTTATGGGAGGTACAAAAGATGATAAACAAGTAGATAAACAAGTAGATAAACAAGTAGATAAACAAGTAGATAAACAAGTAGATAAACAAATAGATAAATCGGAAGGACAAATAGATAAATCGGAAGAACAAGTAGATAAATCTGAAGCAACTGCGAAAAAAACACCAATGCCAGTTAAGAAAGAAGATAATAAATTAAATAAAGAGGAAATAGATGAATTAAGAAAGAGAGAACAGATGTATAATTTAACAAGTAATGATATGGAAGAATCAGTAAATGAATGGGATATAATAGATACATATTTTAGAGATAATAGATATTATAAGTCTCAACATCAGATAGATTCATATGATGAATTTATATCATCAGACAAGACAGGTATAATACATATAATAAAAAGAGATAATCCGTTAACATTATATAAAGAGCCGATTAATGCAGAGAAGAGTAAATTCAAATATGAAATAAAGATATATTTTGGAGAGATAGTGGATGATAAGGGAAATATAGTTAAAACAGAAACAGAAAATATCTACATGTCATCACCAATAATATATGATGATGATGAAGATATAACATATATGTATCCAAATAATGCGAGACTTAGAGGATTAACATATGCATCGAATGTATTTTGTAATATTGGGATAGTATATATAATAGACGGTCAATCAATTGAAGTAAGGAACTATAAGAAGATAAATATAGGCCAAATACCGATAATGTTACATTCAAAGCAATGTTTATTAAGGGAACTAGATGAGATGACATTATCAAAATTAGGTGAATGTCAATATGACCAAGGTGGATATTTTATAATTAATGGGAAGGAAAAAGTAATATTATCACAAGAGAAGAAAGTTGATAATATATTATATATATATGATTCACCGGAAGATGATATAGAATTACAGGCGGTAATAAAGACGAAATCAAAAGAAGGATTACAATCATCTAGAACAAATATGATAACATTAAATAAATTTAGTAATAAACTAGTAAAAAAGGATGATCAATATGTACAAAAGACATCATTTCAAGAAACAGGAGTTCAATATTCAGAATATAAAATAATGGTGAGAATATTAGGTTTAGATATTAAAGTACCATTATTTATATTATTTAGAGCACTAGGAGTATTGAATGATAAAGAGATATATTCATATATAATATACGAGAATGATAATGATGATTTGAAAAGATTAATAGGTAGATATTTATATTCATCACAAAAAGATTGTGTTCCTATATATAATCAAAAAGAGGCATTTAAATTACTAGCAATAAATACGAAGGGTAAAGAGATAATAAATGTAATAGATATATTAACTAATAATTTTTTACCAAGTTACAAGGATGATTATAAAATGAAATCACAATATTTGGGATATGTAGTAAGAAAATTATTAATGACACAGATTGGAGTCTATAAAAAGACAGATAGGGATTCATATGCGTTCAAGAGAATTGATTTAGCGGGATCATTATTACTAGAATTATATCGTGAGTTATGGGGAAATTATAAAAGGAATATATCATTAAAAATAGATACAGAATATAAATTTAATTTTGAGAAAGCAGACAACGATATAACAAAAATAATAAATAAGAATAATAAAGACGTGATATTTGATAGAACGATAATGGATAATATAACCAAATCATTTGGAAGTGTATTTGGAACGGGTATATCTGGTAGACAAGGAATAGTACAAGATTTAAATAGGAATTCATTATTAGCGACGACATCACATATAAGAAGATTAGTAACACCATTACCACCAGGATCAAAGACATTTGGTCCGAGAAAATTACATGGCTCACAATGGGGATTTGTGTGTCCAATAGAATCACCAGATGGAGCAAATACGGGTTTGTTAAATCATTTAACATTTATGAGTTTAGTTACAACTAATCAAGATGAAACGATGATGAAACAATGTTTAATAGATTTAGGTATGTATTTTATAGAAGATATAACGGTTAAAGATATGGACAAGACAAAAATAATGTTAAATGGAGCCTGGATAGGAATACATGATAATCCATTATATTTAACCGAATTACTTAAATTATTAAAAACGAATAGTATAATAAATAATCACACATCAATTAGTTGGAATAAATTAACGAATGAGATATATATATTTACGGATTCTGGAAGAATAATACGACCTGTATATAAGCTAATAGAAAATAAGAATAAATTAATAGAAAAGGATTATGAAAGTATGAAAGATTGGAATGAATGTATTCACGGATTAATGTATGGTAAAGATAAATTAGATTATAATCGCGAAGAATATATGAAGATAAAAGATAAAAAAGATTTATTAAAATATTTACAAGATACGTCAGCACCGATAGAATATATAGATTCAATTGAGAGTATATATTGTTTAATCGCAAAAGATAAATATTCGATAGATAAAGAATATACACATTGTGAAATTCATTCATCAATGATATTGAGTCCGGTAGCATTACACGTACCATTTCCAGAATATAGTCAATACCCAAGAAATGCATTTTCATGTCAACAAACGAAACAGGCAGTGGGTGTATATTCATCACAATATAATTCAAGATTTGAAACATTTTCGCATATATTATATTATCCACAAAAACCATTAGTAACAAATAGATATCAGAAATATAATGATATAGATAAATTACCATATGGAATTAATGCGATAATAGCTATAGCATCATATACTGGTTATAATCAAGAGGATTCAGTAATATTAAATCAATCATCGATTGAAAGAGGGATGTTTACATCATTATATTTAAGAAGTTATGAGGATGAAGAGGATGATGATTCTAATACAATGACAAGATTTAGAAATCCAGATTTAATAAATAATATAGTTAAGAATGAAAAATATGATTATTCTAAATTAGATGATAATGGAATTGTAAGAGAGGATGAGTACGTAGATGATAACACAGTATTAACAAGTAAATCTACACAATCCAAAACATTTTCGGGGAAAGATATTAACAAGATAAGTTCAACACGAGTAAAAAATGGAACGAGTGGAATAGTAGATAAAGTAATTGTTACAAAGAATAGAAATAATTCAAGAAGATGTAAAATAAGAATAAGAAAAGAGAAGATACCAACAATAGGTGATAAATATGCTACGAGACATGGTCAAAAGGGGATGTGTGGTATGGTACTACAGCAGAGGGATATGCCATATACAAAGGATGGGATTATACCAGATATAATAATTAATCCACATGCTTTTCCAAGTAGAATGACAATAAACTATTTTTTGGAAGTAATATTGGGGAAGGTTGCGATTAATGGTGGATATTATGGAGATGCGACACCATTTATGAATAATGAATCTGAAAATTATATGAACAAATTAAAATCATATGGATATAACAAGACAGGTAATGAAGTATTATATAATGGAATAACAGGAGATCAAATAAAAACATCAATATTTATGGGACCCTGTTATTATCAAAGATTAAAGATAATGGTTGCGGATAAAGTACATTCGAGATCAACTGGTCCATTACAATATATGGTACGTCAACCGGCACCGGGGAGGGCGAATATGGGGGGTTTAAGAATAGGAGAAATGGAACAGTGGGCGATATGGTGTCATGGGGCATCGAACTTTTTAAGAGAGAGTGTGATGGAAAGATCAGATAAATTTGAGATTATTGTTGATCAAAATACAGGTATGATGTCATATGGAGAAGATACGAAAGAGAAATGTACAATAGAACTACCATATTCAATGAAATTATTAATTCATGAATTATATTCTATGTCGATATCAGTTAGATTAGTAACAGATGTAAATACAATAAATGATAATATATCTAGATTTTTATTACAATCAATGGATTCAACAATAGAAGATATCAAGCTACCAGATGAGATTGAATTTAGGGATATGATAAATAAAACAAATTTAGATAAAATAATGGATATAGATAAATTTAGTAAAAGAAAAGATGTATATGAGAAAGATGAAACCGAAGAATGTATAAGTGATATAAGTTGGATTAAGTTACAAGATATAAATAATCCAAAAGAATATACAGAATATCTGAAAAATATATCTACAAATTATTTATATGAAACATTTAATCAATTATATTTCCATGCCGGGGATAATATACAATTTGAAAAATACGGATATATTAAATCGAGAATGTTATCTTATCCGAAGTCTAAAACAAATGAGAAAAATATATTTGTTGGAAATAATTATATAACCACATATAATACCTTTGAATACATATTTGATGTCCTAAAGAAAGGAGTATATATAGCAATAAAAGATAACAAATTAGATGTATATTTACCATTTAATAATATTAATTATGTAAATAACTGGTCAAAAATATTAAAAAAGTCCAATCCAAAAATGATAAAAAAACTATCATCGGAATCAAAAAATATATCGGATCCGTCCAAATGGTATGCGAATAACTGTATCTTTTCTTATGGAGCAATGAAATATAAATACAAAGAATATATTGAAGAGGGTGACAAAACAATTGTACCATTTAAACATTTTTTATTAGGATTTATTAAATATTTAAAAGAGACAAATAAAAAAGTGGATGATATTGAATTCTTTTTCAATCCAAGAGACTTTCCAGTATTAAGAAAAGATCATAAAGAACCCTATGATCAAATATTCAAAAATGAAAAAATAGATAAGAAATATCAACATGAAGTATATACACCAATACTTTCACAATCAGGGAATAAAGATTTTGAGGATATACCAATACCAACAGAGGATGATATGATGAGAATTGTTGATAAAATATATCCAGACACATGTAAAAATAATTATAATAAAGATCATAAGTTTGAGTTAGATTTTGATAAAAAGAAACCCATATGTGTATTTAGGGGCTCGGCCACCGGATGTGGGATAGACACAAAAACAAACATGAGATTAAAAGCGGCGCAAATGTCATATGATTTATTACAAAAAGGTAAGAATATATTAGATGCTAAATTAACTGGATGGAACAATAAACCAAAAATTTATGACGGCAATTTAGATATATTAGATAGGAAGAAATTTAAATTTACGGCAGGTAAAGAAAATTTTATGGATTTAGAAGAGCAATCGAGACACAAGTATATATTAGATATAGATGGGCATGTAAAAGCATTTAGATTGGGCAATGAATTTAGAATGGGTTCAGTTGTATTATTAGTGGATAGTCCATATACACTATGGTTTCAAAAATACCTAGAAGAATATACACATTATGTTCCAATCAAATCAGATTTAAGTGATTTAGAAAATCAGATAGAATGGTGTATTAAAAATGATGATAAATGTAAAAAAATAGCTAAGAATGGTCTTGAATTTTATGAAAAATATTTATCTTATAATGGAACTTATTCATATTTCTATAATTTGATAAGTAAATTAGGATCATATAGAATTAAACCAGAATTTAAAATGTCAGAATATGAAATAAATATTGTAGTAGCTTACAGAGATCCAGGAGATGGATCAAGAAAGACGCAATTAGAAATATTTGTTGATCAAATGAATATTATATTCAAAGATAGAGCTAAAACAAATATATATATAATAGAACAAGAATCTGATAGAAATGATTATGATGATTTGCCAGAATTATTTCAACAACCAAATAGCAGGATGGCTAAATTTAATTTAGGCATGTTAAAAAATATAGGATTTACAATAGCCAATAAAAAAGATAAAGATAATTCATATACGATATTAACAGATGTAGATTTATTACCATCAAAAAATCTAGTGGAAACTTACTTATCTTATCCAGAGAATGTAATTCACTTAGCAAATAAAGGAACAAGATATAATAAGGATGGTAAAAATAAATCATTTTTAGGCGGAGCAATTTCAGTAAATAGTGAAGACTTTAAGAAATGTAATGGTTATCCTAATAATTTTTGGGGTTGGGGTGGTGAAGATGATGCTTTATATCATAGATTAGAAGAAAATAAAATTAAGATAGATAGAGGCGAATATCCAGTAATTGATTTAGAGGATTATAGTTTAGAAGAAAAATTAGATATTCTAAGAAGTAAACAATTAAAAGAAATGAGAAAAGTAGAAAAAGTAAAAGATGATAAAAAAGATTGGAAGAATAATGGTTTATCAAATCTTGAAGATAAGTATAAAATAATAAATAAATCAAAATACAATAATATAGATAATACAGAACATATTAAAGTAGAATTATTTGTATAATAAAAAAAATTATTGTTATTCGTATTTCAATTATTTTTACTTTTGTTATGTGTAATTATTGCCGATAGATATGTAACATATGTTGAAATAATTATAGATGATGAGATATAATAATAAAAAACCCACAGGTTATGTAGGTAAAACTCCGCGACAAGTGCGATCGTTATTTTCGCCCTAAATATAGGGCCTTTTTTTTTTTTTTTGCTTTTTTTTTTTGCTTTTTTTTTGGTTGTCTTTGCGAATCACCAGCTAGGCTGTCGCGTGAGCCGACCCTTCATCATCGAACGATAAACCTCTTCCGGCCATTTGGAATCGTCCCTCACAGCCCACTGCCTAGTCAGGCGTTGTTTTGCCGAGCACCGTACTAATACGGCCCCTTCATCTTCCAGCATCTGCGTAGGGTGAAACTCTTGCGCACATGGGTTCAAAGTGCTCTGCACCTTCTCCAGGAACACTTCGCGCTCTTTCTTGTACAGCATATATAATATGGTGATTACTAGCGCATGTCCTTTTTCCAAGGGAAAGCTCCCGCTAAACACGAAATATGTTCCACCATTTCTGATGATCTTCAAAACTTCCTCGAAGACATCGCCTATACGTTCATTGCCGACGCACGCCGCGCCTTTCCCGGTCTTGAAGAAGTCCGCGCCTTTCCCGGTCTCGAAGAAGTCACGCATCGAGAACTTATTCTCGCGTACACCCAATTCATTCTTCGTACCGTCGATGAAATTGCTCACCAAGGTTCCGAAAATGTTCTTGGGGTTATCTTTGCCATCCTGAGTAGTAATCTGTGAGAATCCAACCCCCACCAGCTGACCACCTTCGCAAATGTACGACCGGGTTTCAACACCCGCGCCACCACTCTTCCATTGGACCTTCTTGGATGGGCGCTTCTTCGCACCCCCGCACTTAACACGATATGCCCAACTCGATGGCATCTCCTCTCGCAAGATCCCTCTCGCAAGCTCCATCTAGCAAGCTCCTCTCGCAAGCTCCCTCTCGCAAGATCTCTCTCGCAAGCTCTTCTCGCAAGCTCCCTCTCGCAAGATCTCTCTCGCAAGCTCTTCTCGCAAGCTCCTATTCTTTCTCCTAATGCGCCACCCCCGCCTAAACCTCCTTGTACCTGGTTCTTGCGTGTGACACGTGGGCCGAGCTCGTTGTAGCTCAAGTAATAGAAAAAAAATATAAAAATTTCAAATTATTTGTAATAACTTTAAAAATGTACATTATCTTTATCAAATATATGTAAACTTAATGGATATTCCTCATCATAATAGTCATATACTACTAATTTATTTTCTAGATCTAATATTTCTCGATTCAAATCTTTAATTGTAAAATTATTTCTAAACAAGTAAGATTCGCAACTATCCCCTAATAGTAAATTTATAATATGTACTTTATCATTACTAGTTTGTTCATATATTTCAAAATCATAAGGGATTACTTTTATACGAGTAATTACACCATTTTTTAAATAACGAATTGACTTATGTAAATTATCAATTCGTTTAGCATAATCAAGTGATAATTTTGTTGTTTTTGCTAAATTAATTCTATAAATCCTACCTTCATCATCTAAATAATCTCGCCTAAGTGGCATAAGTATTTTCATCAAATGTAAAGAAATATTAGGATCTTTAAGAATATCAATTATTATCAATGCAACAGATTCTTTCCATGATAGAACCATCACGAGTGAATTATTATTATCATTATAAAAAAAAATATCAAATTATATTTATTATAAATAAATAAATTCTAAGAATAATAATCACAATGATTAGAATTGCTTTTATCAACAACACTTGGATAATAAAGATCTAAATATACAAAAATAGTAGCGGATAATCCAGCAATAACGAATGAATTATATTTATCTTTATTAGAACATATATTGAAATGAACTAAAAAAACTAAAATAAATTGACACATATATTTGGAAAAATTATGTTTATTTATCATTATATTATTAAATATATTTAAAAAAATAAAAATAAATATATAAAATAAAATGGATCAGAGTAATTTGTATACAAAGGGTAAGAATCAAGTTATTCTAGAAGATGACCCACCAATAAATAGTCAATCTTGGGTATGTTTATCATTTGTTTCGCCAGAGGATGTTATTAAAGACAAGGATGGGTTTATTGTAGCAAAGTTTTTACAATCATATGCAAAATCGAAAGAAAAAGATTTTGAAAAATTATATGATGAATATATGAACTTTAAATATAAAAATTCTGACGCAATTGATAGAGATTTTAATAAACAAGTTAAAAATATTACAAATATTAGAGGTGTTAAAGTTCGTGGAACATATTCGACGCAAGATGAAGCTAAATTAAGAGCAGAATATTTACATAAAATGGATCCATCATTCCATGTTTTTATTGGAACTGTAGGACAATGGTTGCCATGGGATCCATCAGGTGATAAGATAGATGATGAAGTTTTCTTAGATGAAGGATTAAATACATTAGTAAGTGAATATAAAAAACAATCAAATAATCGCGATGAATTATTTAGTGAAAGAATGCAAAAAGTTAGAGAATCAAAAGAATCAAAAGAATCAAAAGAATCAAACGATACATTATATGATCAAGCAATTCAAATAAATACTGATAATTTAGAATCGGATCCTTGGATCGAAAATAAAATATCGGAGGAGCCAGTATCAGAGGAACAAGTATCAGAGGAGCCATTATCAGAGGAACAAGTATCGGAGGAGCCATTATCAGAGGAACAAGTATCGGATAAAGTAAATTCGGATGTACCATATAGTGGAGATGATGTTGAAACAATTGAATAATTATGTTTATAAATAGTATATGAATATAATTTTAAATAATTCAATATTACTGCTGTTTGTATTAATAATATATAATATGGGTATAAATAAGGATTATGGGTGTAAAAATATTCATTATATTCCATTATACAACCATGAAGGTAAAAAAATAAAAGATGAAGAAGATGATATTAAGAAACCAAAAACAATAACGAGACATGTAAGGACGAATATATTAGAACCGAAGCCATTATTTAAGAATTATTGGTCATATCCATTTTAAATTAATTTTTTTCATTTCAACCATAATATGTTTAGATAGTTCAGAATACAAAATGTCGTCATATTTCAACCATTCTTTTTTATCATCTATATTTATATCGAAGGAATTATCATTATTAATGCGAATTAATTCATATAATAGTTCCAAAACTTGATATGATATACCAGTTAATTTATAAAAATGTAATCTATGATCTCTTTTAATTATATAATTTTTATTATCAAAAATATATGAAAATTTACCATAATGGTTATTTTTTGTGTTATAGTGTTCTTTACATATATTATCATATCTATCTAAGTAATAATCCATAGTATCTTTATATTCGATATCATTTTTAAATTTTATAATTTTATTACAGATATCTGTAATGGGTAATAATCTAAGTAAATATAATAAAATTAATTCATCATTTTTAAGAGAATAATACATTAATTATATTATAATATTTTTTTTAAATAATATATATAATATATGATATTATATATATTATTAATTTTAATATTGTTTCTATGTAATGATAAAAATACTAAAATTGAATATTATACAAATAAAATAAGTACATCCGATTTTGTAAATATATCGGAAAAAGAAGAAGAAAGTAAAGAAGAGAGTAATATTAATGTATGTGATAATAGGGATAAACATTCACTAATATATACAAGTAATGAGAATAATGATAAGATAAAAAAATATCTAGAAAGTTCTCAAGAAAGACTAAATAAAATAGTTAAAAAATATATAGACGACAGTAAAGTAAAATTATCAATGATACCAATTGAACAGTATTATTTAGAACCAGAGCCAAAGGATGATTTTATACTACCATTTGATAAATCTATAAATCAAGTATCTATAAGAAATAGGAAATATATTGATAATATGTGTACGGGATATTGGGGAAAATGGATAGGGAAAGAAGATTGTAAAGTAGACACACCATGTAAAAAAATACATAGAAGATGGAATTATAATAATTTAGGAGATGAAGATGATCATAACTGTAAGACAGATAGTACAGGCTTTTCAAATATAAATAAAGAGATAGATTTTAAAGATTATAAAAGGCAAATATTTAATATAGATGATCCTAGTAAATATCCATCAAATGTAGATGTCGCAAGATGTGATCAAGTAATTAATTATTCACAAGAATTTAATATAAATGATGAAGATTACACATGTGATGAAAATAATAATAATAAAGATTTATCTAATTATGAATATATATTTACAATTAAAGAGTCTATTGATATTTTTGATAACCTAAATGGAAAAAAATATAAAAGATTTGAAAAAGAATTGAAAAAAAAAATAGCAAATGAATTTAAATTAAATAATAAACAAAAGAAAACAATTAAAATCAAAAATATAAGTACAAGTAATAATAATACATTTATTGATGTTTATATAGAAAATTAAGAATAATATAATATATATATATATATTATATTATATATATAATGAATATAAATAATATAATTATAATATTTATAATATCATATATTTTATATAAGAATAGAAATATAACATCATCTGATATTATAATGATAATAGTAATAATACAAATATTATATATGAAATATATGAATTATTTACATACTGATAATAAAATAAAAGAAGAAATATATCAAAGATTTGAAGATGACAGAATAATAAATAAAAAAATATATGAATATAATACATATAAATTAATTAACCAATGATACTTCTGTAATACATGATTGTGATTCATCCTCCAAGGTGAAGACATCAGCACCAACTACTATTAGTAATAATAATACTTCTGGGACCCATGGCAACGATTCAATCTCAAAATCACCATCTACTAACATTAAAGAATATATATAATTATGTTCGTTATTTTTTTTAGTATTTGTTATTTTCCAAGTTAAGTGTTCGCATCCAAGAATTATTACATGATCATCGACATTAAACTTATTTTTAATATCACTCATATTTTAATATTTTAATAAAAAAAGACCAATAATTTTCAAATTAAATTATTTAATTAGTTATGAATCTAGGAGCTATTGACATTGTTAATAACTCTTGAAATAATAATTTACAAGAATATGGAATATTAATTTTATTAAAATTACTATAATTTTTACAATTTATACATTCATAAATATTTTTTTGAGAATTAGCAGTTGTGATAAGTCCACAATTATTACAAACGAAACAAGTAAATTTATCAGAAACATCACATAATCTTTCTTTCAAGAAATTTGTTGAACCATGAGCTATCATACAATCTCTTTCCATTTCTCCAAATCTTAATCCACCCATAGCAGATCTACCTTCTGCTGGTTGCCTAGTAATAGAAACGATTGGTCCATTAGATCTTGAATGAATTTTGTCAATGGACATATGTTTTAATTTTTGATAATAAGTGGGTCCAATAAATATAGATGTTTTCAATTGTTCTCCTGTTATACCACTATATAATACTTCATTACCATATTTATCAAAATTATATTTTTCAAGATTTTTAGATATATCATCTATTTTGGTATTATTAAAAATTGTAGCATCACCATAATATCCAGATAAACAACATACTTTACCTAAAATACATTCCATTAATTGAGCTATAGTCATTCTACTTGGAATAGCATGAGGATTTATAATAATATCAGGAACGATACCATCTTTTGAATATGGCATATCTTCTTGAGCTAATATCATACCTACCGTGCCTTTTTGACCATGTCTAGATGAGAATTTATCACCTATATCGGGTTTTCTTTCATCTCTTATTCTTGTTTTGCTAAATTTATAGCCATCGCTATTTACATCAATATAGTTTGAATCAATATATCCATTTTCATTATTTTTTAATACTATACTATTATCTCTATATTTATAATCAGCATGTTTAGTTGGCATAATCTTACCAATAATAATATCATTATCGTCTACATAAGTATTAGTAGGGACGAAACCATCATCTCCTAATTTATTGTAATTACATGGTTTTGGAAAAAGTACCTCTGAAATATTTGGTTTACAGAATATATCTTCTTCCCCAGTTAATTGATTTTTTTTCTCTTCAGATTTGTAACATCTATAAAATGTAGATGAAAATAATCCACGATCGATTGCTCCTTTATTTATAATTACTGAATCTTCTTGATTATAACCAGTATATGTTGCTATAGCAATAATAGCATTAATACCATTAGGTAGTTCATTTAAGTGTAATTGTTTAGACATTAATGTATGAACAATGGGTACTTGTGGATAATATAGTGTATGTGAGAAAGTATCATATCTAATTGAATTATTAGAAATATTAATACCTATAGCTTGCTTACCCATTGCTGATTGATATGTATTTCTAGGAGATTGATTATGATGCGCAAAAGGAATACATGATGCCAAACATCCTAATATTAATGAAGCATCTATTTCAGAATGTGTATTATCTTGATTCATAGATGATAAATTAGTTGAAACTAAACAATTATTCATTTCGTTAATATCAATGTATTCAACAGAATTATTATATATATAATCAATCCAATCATTATTATTTACTAGTTTAACATTATTTTTTATTAATGGACGAATACATCTCCCTCGATCGCTATATATGTAATAAATGTTAGACATATTGTTATATCTAAAAGATATATGTGGATGAATTTTATTATCATTTCTTAATTTATGTACGAAATCATTAAAATATTTAATATTTTCTGAAAAACCAACCCAATCTCCATTAATAATAATTTTAGTATTTATTTGTTTATTATAAGTATAAATGTCTATATCTTCTAATTTAATTATAATATCTTTAATATATTCTCTAATAACATCAGATGAACAATAATTAGTAATTTCGCAGGTCATGGATAAATTTTTAACTAATCCAACCGCCTGTCCTTCCGGTGTCTCTGATGGACATATATATCCGAATGATGTTTGGTGTAATTTTCTGGGTGGAATTAACTTTCCAGTAACATCACCTGAAGTAGAAACGCGCCTCAAGTGTGATATCGTACTAAGGTATGATAAACGATTAATCACCTGTGATACTCCCTGTTTTTGAGAATTATTTTTTATTCCCCAGTTACCAGTTGCCATAGAACTTTTCAAAACATTTTCAATATAATTATTTTTTAAAAATTTGTTAATATTTGTACTATTAATTATATCTTCATATTTTTTATTAATTGATAATATATTACTGTCAACTTCTTTTATGATTAATTGTTTCATATCTTTAATAATCTTGGCAGTTGATTGATAAATTAAATTGCCAATTAATACACCAGGTGTTTCAATTCTTTTATTTAAAAAGCTATCTCTATCATCAATCTTTTCTAGTTTCAAAAAACATTTTAATAATCGATTTATCATTAATCCGGTAAATAATCCTTTTTTTTTAATTCCTTTTATATGTGGCATATAACCGCCTATAATAATATTTTTAATATACTTAATTTTAGAATCATTAGCTATATTATTATATGTATTTTGTAAGTATTTAGATATGTAAGCAAAGCTATCATATTCACTATAAATATTTTTAGCATCTTCAAAAGAAGGGAGTAAAATTTTAGTCATAACTTTATCTAAATTATCGCTATTATTATCAACTATAAGCTGAATAATTTCTCTATCATTTGTAAAACCAAGTGCTCTAAATAATACAATAATAGGAATCTCTTGTTTTAAACCAGGAATCAAAATTTTGATTTTATTATTATATATATTTGTTTTGTTTGTTATTTTGATAGATATAACCTTGGGTATATTGAATAAATATTCATCATTGGATCTTATTTCAGATATATATTTATATTTAGAATTAGATTTATTATTATCAAAAATTTGTATAATATTTGATGCTATTTTTTCTTGACTAATTAATACTTTTTCATTTCCATTAATAATAAAGTATCCACCATAATCATATTTACATTCATCTTCTTTTTTACAATGCTTGTTTGTAATACAACGAGTGGAATTAACCATTAGTGGAACTTTTCCAAATAAAATATTTTTGAGAATTGTACTATTATGATTAATTAAAACATTTTCAGATACAGATGTAACAGTAACTATTAAATCAAGTTCAATTATTAACATATATGAATAATTTCTTAATCTTGCCATTGTTGGTGTCATAATACTAACACTTCCATTATTCTCAATACAATTAGTATCTTTATATTTAATATTTTTGTAAGAAATTTCTATTTTCTTTATTTCTTTTTTATCAAACTCAATAACAATTGGGAAATGCTGATCTAAAATATTTGGAATAATATTATCTATTAAATCATCGTATGAATTCAATTGATGACAAATTATATTGTTTGTTTTGAAATATTTGTCAATTAAATTAGTTATTAATTCGTTCATAACTAAATTATTTATTTTATTGAAATTATATATATATAATTTCAAATTTTTATATAGTTATAATTAAAATATAAATAATATTAGTTAATTATTTAATTATTTAATTATTTAATTATTTAATTATTTAATTTTAAGTTATTCAAAATAATAATAATAAAATGAAACAGATCCAACAATGATAAACGATACAAAAATAATCATTTGTTCAAAATTTTCACTTTTATGAAAATTACCTGGTCCAAGTTTTTCATAATTCATTCCAAAATATCCCAATAATAAACCAATTAAAACAGCGGATATATTAAGTATATCTATCATTTTAGATTCTTTTTTTTCATCTTCATCATCAAGAATAATTATATAATTATTAACTGTAGTCATTAAATATATATATAATAATAAATATATTATAAATGATTCAATAACATTTCATAAAATATTCGATCATTATTTTTATTTTTTACCCTCTTTACAAATACATAATAATGATTCATATTTACTGTAATATTAACTCCATTTGATTTTCTTAAAGATATCCTATTATTATTTGATCGATATACTTTACCAATGTGATCTATTTTTAATGTGTTTTTTTTTATTAAAACGACACTATCATTGAGATAGATATCATCTACTAATTTGTATTTATTAATTTGTTTTAATGTATTATCATCTAAAAAATCTTTTAAACTTGATTCTTTATCTTTCGATAATTTAAGATATGTTTCCAATATTTCTATCATTTATATATATTTATATATAAATATATGTATAAATATAATGATGAGTTTGTTCAAAAAATATAAATCAACTTATTATCAATCATGTAAGGATTTATTAAAACATACTTTCGCTTATTCTGTTTCTTTATTTTATATGTGGAACTTTAGAAATAGTTATATAAGTATATTAACAATTCCCCTTGTTAGTTTAATGATTATTAAAACATTTGTAATTTTTCATGATTGTGGTCACAATTCTTATACACCAAATAAAAAACTTAATTATATTCTTGGTTCAATTCTAGGTATTTTTTGCTTAACACCATATTGTTGGCATTATGTACATAATCAACATCATTTAACATCGGGAAATAAAGAAAATGAATTACATCATAGTTATAATGAAACAGTATATATTACATTCAAAGAATATAGAGATATGCAATGGAAAAGGCACATATACAGATTATTAATGAATCCAGTTATATTTTTCACTATTATACCATCCTTAAAATTTTTTGTAATGAATAGAGGAAGTGAAATCTTCTATAAATATTTTAATTATTTACATAAACCTAGTATGAAATTAATTTTATTTGATACTATACTGAATAATAGTGGATTATTATTATTATTATATTATATCAATAAATATGGTATTTTATATCATTATATATATAGTAATATGATAGCATTTACTATAGGTATGATATTATTTCATAATCAACATACATATAATCCTCCATATGTTACTAATAACGAAAAATGGAATAAAAGAGATAGTGGTTTAAAAGGAAGTTCTTTTATACAGATACCACAATTTTTAAAATTTTTTACATCTGGTATTGAATACCATCATATACATCATATTAACGCAAGTATTCCTGGATATAATATTAAAAAACTACATGAAGAAATTATTAATACTACAGATGAATTTAATACTATAACATGCTTATCTATGAGTGAATGTTATAATAATATATGGTTATCGTTATATGATGAAGATAATAATAAATATATTTCATTCACAGATGCGGAATCGAAGATATAGGTAATATTTCTCTATATCTTATTTCATCCATTATATTTATATATAAAATTCTAAATATATATATTTATATATATAAATATAATGGATCAAGAATATATTGAATATATTCGTAGTGAACTAGAAAATTGCGAAGAAATTACTCCCCCATTTAATATAAAACCAAAACAAAGAATTAAATATATCACCCATAGTAAAGGAAAAGAACAATTTTTTACTGGGGGTTATTTTGTTAGATTAGGCAATGAAAGAATAGTTTTGTCTAAAGGAAATTCACAGTGGTCTTTCCCAACAAAAATAAGAGATGATAATAATAATGTAATTTATACAAGTAGAATATTTATTGAACATACAGATTCTGATTGTGATGATAAATTAAGCGAATATATAGAAACTATTAAGGCACAACAATTAGTCATCGAAAAATTAACATTGAAATATAATAGATTAAAAGATATCTTAGATCAATATAATATATCATAAAAGTATATGTGTACAATTCATAAAAAATGTGATTGGTGTAATAAAAGGAAACCAGATACAGTTAAAATAAAGTTATATTGCAAATATTATAATATGTGTATTTGCACAGATTGCTATATAAAAAAAATTAGTGGTACGTAATATTTATTACTGTTCTTTATCATCTATAGCCCCCTCATCGCCTCCACCCATAATTAGTTTCAATATCCATGGTGAAAATACTGTGAGTAAGATACATAATATCGGCAATACACAGCAGCAACATATGAGACAAAATATTAGAAAATTAGTTCCCCACCTCTTCCACTTGATTTAGAGCTAGATCTCTTTTTACCACTCGATTTACTTTTAGTCATATATATATATATATATTATATATATATATATAATATGAGAGATACAATAAATATATTATTAATAGTTATAATAATACAATATATTATTATAGAATTTATGGGAGTTAATACTTTTAATATTTTTTCATTTATAAAAAATACAATATTTGTAATGATATTTTTATCAATATTTGCAAAACAAAAAAAAAATAGACGTGTAAATAATAAATATTCATTATTATTAATTATTCCAATAATATATTTAATGCAATACTTATACTATCCGGTATATGTTGGACAAGATATTGCAGCATTACCAGTTACTATTATTGGACATTTTGCAACTAATTTACAAAAGCTACAGAATGAAAATATATATAATATATTACTTAATGATGCACGCATTGATTTAAATGATACAAAAATTAATTTCTGGTATGAATACCAACATTTTTTTGTCGATAATAAACAATATTGTATTATAATAAACAGGCCGGGTAAATATGATGATTTTCTTCGTTTTACAATGACTTATTTAGATATCATAACTGGTGACAAAAAAGAATTTGATAATATAATCATTCATAAAAATGAATTTAAATACTATATAAAAGGAAATGATTTCATTAGTGAAATAAATAATAATAAATTAGGTTATAAGGTTGTTCTAAATATTAAAAATAGAAAAAAGAAAGTATATATCAAGACAGATAATATAAATATATATATTGATGGATATATTACAACAAGAGATAATTATTGTTCTTGTGCAATACTAAAACAATATTTGCCCAATTTTAATAAATGGTTTAAAATGGGTGGAATATCTGATATATATCCGTATGAATATATTAATGACACCTATGTTATATCTAATAGTGATATAACAATTAATGGTGTTTTAACCAAAAATTGTATATCTTGGTTCGATGTTTACTCTGGTACTGACTATCATTACATGACTAATTATATATGGTTTATGAATTATTCTGAAAATTGGAATATATTTATATTATTTTATACAGATTATCCATATGATACTGGTAAAAGACCGTTGGTTGTCAGTTTTTTTTATAATAAAAAACTAGATAAAATGATAGAATGTAGTAACTTTTATATTAATAGTAACTTTAATTCAATGGCAACAGGTATTAATACTGAAGTAGAATTATTGGATAATACAAATCTTACAACTGATACTATAAAATATAAATTAACATATACTACTCCAAAAATTAAATGTTATATAAAAAGTAAAAAAATATATAAGGCTTGTGATAATAATAAATTTTATACTAGAATATCAAAAGATAAAGATTATGGAGAAGCAGAAGATATTCAGAGTGTTATGGAACAATTACGTTATGATGAATTTGGTGGAAGAAGTGATATATATATAGAATATGATAATAAAATTTATAAAGAAGAATCTTTAACTACAATTGACGGATTATCTTGGGAAAATGGTAATACACCCATTGGTTACAAACAACGCAATGAACCATTTTTTGATAAAATATTTTATGTAAAACACCCAAATAGAGATAAACTTAATGGTAAAATTGATCATGTATAATCAAAATTGTCAAAAAGAATAATCTCGCCTCTAACCATTTATTATTCATATAATGTGTTATCAATGGAGCCAATAAAGAAAATAATACTAAATATATATTCGGATTCATATAAAAATAATGATTAGTTAGATAAAATGCCAGCAAAACAATTGTTTGTAAAATAATCCACAAATCTTTACTAATAATATTTGATTTCATAATTATTTGATTATTTACATATTTAAACTTTGGAGTTGTCATCACAATAAATAAAATAGCAATAATAATATACATTTTATTCTTATTTATAGTTTTGTATGTAACTATTAAAACAACAATATTTATCATTAGTAGTGGGGACGCAAATTTATTAAAAATATCTTCTGATATTGTATTTGTTGTAGTTAAATATATTACTAGAGCTAAAGATAGTATTAAATATGCTTTAATTATAGTTTCATTTTCATAATTATCTATGTATTTTAATGTCCATGCTGTTATTATTCCATAAATAGATAATATTAATCCAATGCGGTTATCACATAGATATAATAAATATAAAATTAAAAATAATAAATATTGTTTATTTGTATTTTTATCTAGTTTATACATTTATATTATAGTTATATATTTTAGTTAATGTTGTTATAAAATTTGATATATTATTTTTTACATTAATTAATATTAATAATATATATGAGTGAATTACTTAGATTAAAAAAAGAAAATGCTTTACTTAAAATTAAAAATAATTGTATTCAAAATAAATTAAAATTTTATAAATCTATATTCAAAACTCATCGAAATAGTTGTGTGTTTCAATTAAAAATAAAAAAGAAAGATGGTAAACCCGTTTGGGTTGATCATATTCGAGAAGATAGAAGATTTATTGAATCACTTGACAGAGATGAAGAGGTTGAAGAATGGTTAAAACCTATTCGTTGTGAACGATAAAAATATACTACTAATTAGTATTCGGTTTACAATATAATAGTTGATTACCTTCTAAATTACCTGTTATTCCTCTACAATCTCTGTCTAGATTTCCATAAATTTGCAGCGCATCAATATTAGAAAGATTAAATTGATCTTTTATTTGTTTTACTGATATTGCGGTGTATTGTATACCATCCAATTCATCACCTTCAATTAGTCTTCCTCCACACATCGATTTCATCATTCCTGAACACATACAACCTAAGACAAACGCCAAAACAATCATTAGTAAATCGTTGTTATCCATTAATATATATATAATATATATATAATATTTTTTTAGTGTCCAGAAGTATAATATTGTAAACATCGTGGATTATCCTCTTTAAAACACATCATTCTTGTACATCCGCCTATATTACCATTACTTACTCTACATGTATTACAACCATCATACCATGATATACAATCATTGGGTATATCATTATGTATATTATCTACCGGACTTTTTAATTCAAATAATACATTATTTTCAACCCATGATCTATCAACAGTATCATCTAATGTTTTCCCTTGTATATTAAATATAGCGGTGTAATCACTATCTGTTGTAGTTGTTATTTGTCCAATTATATACTCATCATTATTACTTAATATTTGCTGTGGATCTGTTACATAAACAGCACCATTATCAATATTTATACCATTTACGGTTGTCCAAGAAGCAAAATCTATACCAACAGATGATATTTGATTATCAATATTCCCGTTTGTAATGCCAATAGTTAACCACGAATCATACTGTATATTTGGAATAAATTCACTCATATAATTACTGATTCCACCTATATTCTGATTAGATGATGTATCTAGATTAAAAGCGGGTGGTAAATACATAACATGTTCTTTATCGCCAAATATAGCATATATATTCTTTATATTCATATTCGGTTTAACAATTACTGATAATAAATATGTAGTATAACCATAGATACCACCAGTATTACAACTAGTGACTTCAGTTATTTTTGGACAAATATATGTATAATCATCACAACTGGGTTGATTTAATGTACAATCAACATCAGTAATCGGATCGGGTAAAATTTCATTACATTCACAAATCTGACATCCATTAGAATCAATTTTGTTACCAAATTGACAATACATCATACACATTACTTCTGGACATGGCATAGGATCAATAGCAACAGGAGGCATAGGAATAGCAACAGGAGGCATAGGATCAATAGCAACAGGAGGCATAGGATCAATAGCAATGTCACAATTTATGGGACATGCTATATTCTGTCCATTTTTTTGTCTTGTTAAACAATCATTACAATTATTATAATTATCATCACATGGTGTTTCCCATTGTCTAATACAATTTTGCGAACTTTCACACCACGTATAACCCGAACCTATTAAACAATTGTTATCATCTCTTTGACCACCAACACTATTTAGTTCTTGGGCACTAGTTAATACATTTAAAAAAAATATTTTTAGCAGTTTATTCATATTATATATATATATATATATATATATTATATTCTTATATATATATATTATTTTTATTAATTACAAAAGTCCCTTCATATGATAAGGAATATATAAATGTCATTAAACTCATTGGATTTTGATTTAGCTTTAGACCTAGATTTGGAATTTGATCTATTTTTAGAAAAAGATTTAGACTTTAATTTTTTGTTCATATATATATATTAAATAATAGATCCATATTTTAAAATACCATGTTTTGTTTTATATGTATTATGATGTTTACATAATTCACCATATTTTTTATCTTTACAACATTGGTCAATAATACCATTTTTAAATGTAATAGCACAACAATTATTTGAATTGTATCTTATGTTTTTTCTGTAATCATTATGAATATCTCCAAAAATTAAATATCCATATTTATTTTCAATATTGTAATGTTTCATACATAAATTACCATTTTTTTTATGATTAGAACACCTTCTAATAGAACCATTATTATATACACAAGCTTCACACCTGTTTAATTTATTTTTAAATAATTCATCACTTATATAACCTTTGTTATATCTTGGTTTAATTTCTGTATTAAAATTAATATTAGATAAATAATATCGACATTGTTGTTCAATATAATCATTATATTCGGGTATATTAATTTCATCAATTATTTCTAGTATCATTAAATTTTTGATAACTTGATTCATTCAGATAATTCAATATTATTTATAATATCATCAACTATCAAATTAATTTCACTATTAACAATGATTTCATTAATTTTATTTTTTATATTAGTTAATAATTCACTAGAAATATTATAATCAGGATATTTAATTTTTAAAATATTTCTTAGTTTTTCATCATAATCAATATATAGATTATTTTTTTTAAGTCTTCTCGGATTTGCAATTAATCTATAATATAAATCAGTTTCCATCTTATATAATATAATTATAATAATTATTATTATAAATTTTGATAATTGAAATATATTCAATTGAGTCTTTAATTTTTCTATTACAAATTTTTTTACACATAATATAATATTTTTTTTGATAATTATCATATTTCAGTAATTTAATAGATGAACTATAATTACTATCAATAATATTTAATACATCTAAAGTTGTTTTATCAGAAATAAAAAATTTAGTAATACAATTAATATTAATATATTCATCGTATTTTATTTTCAAAGGGATTCCAATAATAATAAAATCATTCAATTTATATTTTAAAACGATTTTATCAGATTTTTGTTCGTATAAAATGTCATCTTTATTTATATGATTTAATATAATATACATAATTACTTTAACAATCATTAATATTTTTAAATATGTACTTAAAAAATATTTTTAAATATAAAAATCACCAAAATTGTATATTATATGTAAGATCACATAATTTTGATTTATTTAATTATCTTAACATAGAATATAATACAGAATATAAACCAATTGAATATCAATATTATAAAAATTCATATTATTTTGACTATAATATTGTTTCAAATAATATAGATACATATAAAAATTATATTAATGAATTAATTAATTGTAGTATTTTAAATGAATATATCTATATATACATATATAACTTCAATAATTCTAAAAAATATTTTCAACTATACATAAAAAATATAATGGAACATAATTTTAATACAAAAATTATTTTAATTACTAAAAAAATAACTTCAATTAATAATGCAATAAGAAATCAATGTATTGTAATAACTCATAATGATACTGTATATAATGATAATAAAAAATTTAATAAACAAGAAATGACTATTATAAATATATTATATGATATATATAAAAATAATAATTTCATAAATTTTAAAAAAAAAATAAAATCATTCGTTTTACATATGTTCAAAAATGAAATAATGATTGATAAATTAATTAATAATTTTGTATGTGTAATAATATCAAAATCATATATAACTTTTAAAGTTAATAAAGAATTAATAGACACAGTATCTAATATTAATCACAAAATAAGTAATTCATATAATAAGATTATATTATATGAATATTTATTTATAAAGATATATATGATAATAAAACCATCAATTGATATTTATTATAATTTAAATTAGTTTAAACATTTTAAATTATTATTTATTTATGACAAAGTACCATAAAATAAATAAAATAGATGAAGTTATTACATTAAAAATTAAATCTTTTCCAATATACAAAGATTTAATAAATAATATATATGAATCTAAACAATTAATAGATAAATATTCAAATATATGGGATTATTATAAAAAAATAAATAACAGTTATGAACATGTTTATGATGGTCATAAAACATTTATAAATAAATCAATATTACCAATAAGTAGATCATATTTTAAATTTCATGAAATTTCAATAGATAAAAATATAGAATTAGAAAATAAAACGATATTATGTATAGCTGAAGCACCAGGTGGGTTTGTAAAAAATATATTAGATAGAACTAAAAATGCTAATATATACGCAAATTCATTAATATCATTTGATAAAAAAATACCATCATGGAATAAACATATTTTAAATAATAGTAATGTTACAATATTAGATGGTGATAATAAAACAGGTGATATTTACAATATAGTAAATATTATACATATGATAAATGTAATGGGGTGTAACAACTGTGATATAATAACAGCCGATGGAGGTATTGATTATTCTAAAAATTATAATTATCAAGAATTAGATTCATTAAAACTACTAACATGTGAAATATATTTTGCATTACTGGCACAAAAACATAATGGGTGTTTTATTATAAAGTTTTTTGATATCTTCAATTATAGTACAATTAGGTTAATATATATTCTTAATTTGTTTTATACATCAATTGAATTTGTTAAACCACATACGAGTAGGATATCAAATTCAGAAAAATATATTTATTGTTCTGGATTTAATATTAATAATATTAAAAAATATTATTCAATAATTGATAATCTGAAAAGGAAAATTATTAATAATAATAGTTTAGATATATTTATTCCTATTAATTTTATTTTGGATATATATAATTATAATAAAATATTTGTTAAAAATCAGGTTGATAGTATTAAAAGTACAATAGATCTAATAAATAGTGATAACTCTAATATTAATTCATTAATTTATGATAATTATGAAAATGCAAATAAATGGTATATTAAATATTTTATATAATAAGTATGGAACAAAAAATATATATAGATAGTCTTAGTAAGAATCTAAATATTATAAATTCAACATATTTAAAAAAGCTATATGATATATTAGAAAATCATAAAATAGTATTTCCTAAATATTTGAATGATGAAATATTAACGAAAACCACAGGTATTTATCCAATCCCGAAATCAAAATATATTGACGAGTATTTATTTAATAAAACAAAATCTAAAAGTGTTATATATACATATATATTTAAAATTAATAATATTAATTGTAGTTTCAAATATTATTTTAAACAGAAACAAAGTGCGTTATTAGATAAATATATTATGGTAATTTCATATATTCTTAGTTTATTTAGTGTAAAAAATGTTATAAATATACATTTAATAGAATTAGAAGATAAAAAATTTTTTAATAATAAATATACTGCATTACATGTTAATAGTGGATTTACACTGTATTATAATAGTAAGATTGATATATTTGTATATAGAAAAGAAGAATCTGTGAAAGTATTAATACATGAATTATTACATTCGATTCATTTATCAGGTACATATAAAAATAATAAAAAATTAGTCAATTACTATAATAATTTATATAATGTAAATATAAAAACTATAAATATAGATGAAATATATATTGAATTATGGGCAAGATTATTAAATTGTTTCATATGTAGTAAATATTCAGAAAATCATAATTATAATACATTTAATAAATATGTTTCTATTGAAAAAAAAATTTCAGAAATTCAATCATATAAAATATGTAATTATATAAACAATAATAAAAATATAGATATTAATAAATATACACACATTGTTGAATATTATTTAGCTGTGAATCAACTACTATACAATATAAATGAATTTTTAAAATATAGATTTAGTAAAAAAAAAATTTTTTATTTAAAAGATATACAATCATTTATTAATTTTATTATATCTCATCCAGATTATAAATTACACAAAATAAGAAAAAATTCTATATTTAATAATACATTTCGTATGAGTGTTATAGAATTTAATTTACCGAGGAGATGAAGGAGGTGTAACTTCATATATTGTATCACTTACATATAATTGTCCTCTTAAAATAATATTTGGTGCGACTTCATATCTACAAATATTACATTCATTTTTATTTATATATCCAGAACCATTACATTTATAACATATTATCCACCATCCCATATTTTTTTTTAAATAATATTTAAAAACAAGTTTATAAATATTTTTAAATATGAATAATTTATTATTAGATTCTTTAAATAATTATTATAATGATTATAATTTAAATATTTTAAAAGATATATTAACAAATTCGAATATATCTTTAAGAGTAATTGATTGGTTTGTAACAAACTTTTCAAAAAAGTTTAATATTGAATATAACAATAATTCTAATCTAGTCAATGTATATGTTAGTTATAAATCACAATTAAAATCATATTCTAAAAAATTTTTTGATCCATTTTGTAGAAGAAATAGGATTAATTATAAAAATACTGTTAGTACGACTATTGGGCAGCTTAATTTTTTTAAATGGGCAATAACTAATGGAATTATTAATTATGTAATAGATAATTATAAAACAATAGAAGACGATATGAATATATCAATGAAAAAAAAGACTATAGTTAAAAGAAAAAGAAAAGAATTATCAGTATCATCATATAAAACACTTACTAAAAGAAATAATAAAATATTAGTAACATTTGATTAAATAATATTTAAAAAATCGAAAACAAATAATATATAATGACGCGTAAAGAAACAATACCGAAAGCTCTACGTGAACAAACCTGGTTAAAAACCATTGGTAAAAAATATGAAAGTAAATGTTATATACCATGGTGTAATAATATTATAACAGTATTCGATTTTCATGTAGGGCATAATATACCTGAAAGCAAGGGGGGGAAATTAACAATTGATAATTTAGAAGCTATATGTAGTAGATGTAATTTATCAATGGGTGATAGATATACAATAGATGAATGGATTAAATTTAAAAAAAAAGAAAAAAAAAGTTTGTGTTGTTTTTAAGTGGCATTATTTTTAAATAGTGAATGAGTTACTTGATTAACAACTTTTTCGTGCCCACTTTTCGCAATCGCCTTAAAAATAACTGAAACAAAATAAATAAATAAACATATACCTAACATAGCAAAAAAGGTATTGGCGATAATCAAATTAATTACATCTAAAGTTAATAAAAATCTAGATTTTTTAGTGAATGGGAGATTAAATGGAAATCTTATAACATATACATTAAATAAATATTTATCAATATCATTATTATAATATGCTATATAAGAACCAATTAAATGTATAACAAAAGCGGGTGTAATAACATATATATAACAGTAGTTACAAAATTTTTTTTGACCTTTTGTTTTAATTTTCATTGAAAACAAGGTTATACCTATAAGCAATAAAAAGTAAACAACAAAAATGCAAAAGCATACTTGTGATAAACCCGCCGAGTTTGAATAAAAAGAAATAAAAGATGTTGCTTCTTTTACTCCATCGTCATCTTCATCTTTATTGTCGCCATCTTCATCTTTATTGTCGCCATCTTCATTTATTACAGTTGGCTTAGTAGTTTCTGTTGGCTTAGTAGTATTTGTTGGCTCAGTAGTATTTGTTGGCTCAGTAGTATTTGTTGGCTCAGTAGTTTCTGTTGGTTCAGTTGTTTTTGTTGGGTCAGTAGTATTTGTTTGTTCAGTTGTTTTTGTTTGGTTTTCCATTATATATTATATATTATAATAATTTATTTATTAACCTTGTGCTTGTTCCAAATATTAATATCATATTTTCTAGATGGGCCATCCATAATAACAGATGCTAATCTGGCATAAGCCCATGAATCAGGGGTTTGATTGGGGCGACTACCAGAGGAATAATATGCTCCCCTACCTTTATTCAAAATTTTATTTTGACCGTAAACAGAGATAATATTTTTATTTATCCAAGATGTATCAGTTATTTTTTTATTATATTTTTTCTCGAATTTAATAATCCATTTTGATCTTTTTTCTTTAGCGCTTGTTTTTGGCCTATCTGTTTGTTCAAATATAGATTTAATTTGTGCTTTTTTTTCTTTTCCTTTTAAGCCGGCTATATATTTTTTGGGAATAGATTTGGTTTTATTCTTGTATGTTACATTTACTTTGGTTGGTTTTTTATGAGTTTTTATTTTTTTTTTATATTTAGAGCCACCTTTTTTAGAACCGCCTGAAGATACTACTTCAGTACTATCTTCTAATGTATTACTAGGTTGTATATTAGAAGATAGTACTGAAGTAGTATCTTCTAATGTATTACTAGGTTGTACATTTTGTATCATAAATATTTTAAGCGCATATAATAAGAAATCAACTTGTTTAAAACTATATATTGGAGATCTCATAGAGGACCGAGGATATTTTTGATATAACAATTTGTAGTATGTCCAATCAACTACAATATTATCATTATATGATCTATTATTATCATCCAATGAATCATAATCAGTTATTGTACGATTTTCTGCAGTCTGTAGTTTTAACCCATCAGTAAAACCATCCTCTGGATATTTAGATTTTTTTCTATAGTCTTCATCTATTTCATCATTACCAGGTAAAACATAAATTAAATTCAAACCGCATTTATTATCACATACATTTATTTGTTTACTACTATTGTTTTCGTTTTTATTATAAGAATCTAAAAAATACTTCATGGTTTGATGGGTTCTTCTTAAATCAGAGCAAAATAATGATTTTACCTCACCTATAATATTTAGTGTATCACTATTACCTAGATTAACTATTTGTTTTTTACCATTATTATTTAATTTACTATCATAAAACCTTTTTGTTGGATAAATAGCAGATAAACTATGGATTAAATATGTTCTTAAATTATGATCACATTCACCATGTCTAATAATATATATATTGAAATACTCAATGCCTTTATTGAATATATTTTTAAGAAATATTCCATCTCCTAATATACTATTAATTCCGGTATTTAAAAAATCTTTATTTTGAATAAATTCTAATTCATTACCTTTATCAGTATAATAACTAAATTCTTCGGGTTTTTTTTCATTTAAATTCGAAGACGAAGGATCACCATAATAAACAATGGAAACCTTAAACATTTCTTTATTCTTAGGAATACTAATTAAAACTACAGCGCCGTTATCTAACTTGTATACCTTATCTGTTTCTTTTAAATAGCTTATTAATGACTGAATTCTATTTTGATGACTTGAAATTATTATTGCTTGGGTATTTTGATTATTTTGATCTGTGCTCATATTATTATATATATATAATTATATTTAAAAAAAAGTATATATTATAATTATAAATGCTAGAAAAATTATCACAAGAACATTTTGAACATATTATTAATTTATTAATAATGTATAATAGTATGACACCACCGGATAAAGAAGTTTATTTGACAGAGAAATCTGTTATGGAAGCATATAATTTTATGAAAACGCAGGGGAAAGACATAGCAAAAAAATTAAATTTATAAAAAAAATATAAATATATAGTAATAAAAAATATGAGATTTATTAATTTTATAACAAAAAATGAATCATTGTTGTTAGGTAGATGGCATTATCCAAAAGACAAACAAATATTGGATCGTAAAATATATTTAGCAAATTATGACCATGTGGGAAACTTGTTCCAAAATACATACCAAAATATCTATCTATTACATTAGAAGAATTTATATCAGAAAAAAATAAGTCAGCATTACATAGATTATTTATAAAAAAATATATTTAAAACTTACATTTTAAATATCATTTTTTTTCTTTTTTTTTGATCCTTTTCTTTTGTTCTTTTTTTTAAAAATTCAAAATATTTTTTAGACAAAATATATCTTTTATCTTTTTGATTAATAACTCTTAATCGTTGGGTCATAACATTAACGACTTTTGATATTCTTGTATGTGGATATTTATTTGTTTTATATAATTTTTCTAATTTTTTAATAGTATTTTTTACATCGAAGATTGTGGTATATTTTATTCTTATTGTATCATTGGGGCTAGCATCGCTATATAAATCATAATTTTTAAAATATAAATTTTCTTTTTTTTTAGTTTTATTCATTATAATATAAAAAATATAAATAGTTAAGTTTAACCATAAACCGATTTTCTATAACTTAGAAACACATTTAAATCTTGTATCATAGGTATATCAGATCCAGGATATTTCCACTGTGTTGGATCGAATCGATGTCCTTTCTTGCATTTAACATGATGGTCATAATAGTAAAATGTTTCTCCGCAAACACACCTAGGTGTTGTATTTAAATATTCATCAATACATTCTTCTCTAGCTAGATTAATAGATTCAATTAGCTTCAAACGACTATCGATATATACATCTCGCAATTGTTTTGGATGCTTTAATATATTTACAAATTTTTGATGCTTAAATGTATACTTTTCTCCTGTTATATATTGAACGACATACCTCTTGTTTTGTACAGAAATAATTTCCGCATTTCCATATTCGGGTATATGTATTATCTGACCTAGTCGTATATAATGATACTTCATCGCATTTTCATATACCTTCCAAGTATTATCAAATAATGAAAATGCTAGATTATTATATATCATTACTTTTTTTCTAAAATTATTAAAATCCTTATATCCATCAGTAGATATGCCCCAATTTGGCTTTGAAAACTGACTTACATTATTCGCACAAGATACATTAAAAGTATACTTAGGACAAGAGTTTTTTAATATATTCACAATATTATTTGTCATATATTCATATACTTTTTGAACAATAATATCTGACAATATGTAAATTATGTCAGTATCATGTATATACTCTTCGAACACCATAGAAGCACATAATAGTTGCTTTGATAAATTCAAAAATGTTTTAGCATGTTCATCTAACATTTTATAGCATGTGCGATAACCATAGTAACCGAGAGCTACATGCGACATTGAGTAAAACCTCAATATTTATATTTATTTTATTAAAAAAAATTATTTCAAATTATATATATGAATTATTTAGATATTAAAAAGTCAAAAAAGGGTTAATTGTTGTATTAACGATTGGTAGTATTATTGCGTTAATTATTGTAACATTAGTTGTATTGTATAAAATAGGTATATTTGATAACTTTTTCAAAGATAAATCCATTATGCCAGATCCAGATCCATGTTATGATATATTAAAAAGAAACTTAGAATCATTGACTACGGATTCAGAAACAAATACGTTATACCGAATATCACCAGGAGGTATATTTAGTTATGGTGGTTTAATAGTTAAAAAAAAGGATAATAGATATGATTCTAATATATTAACAAATGATGATAAAAAAAATTTCGTACCATTATTACCAACTTACACAATGATGTCTAATATTAATATTGGATATGAAAGGAGTAGTAGCGATTTTATCTATTATTCAAGAGTACTAAGTATTAAATATATAGATAGTATATCAAAATATTTTCCAAAATTTAGGTATAAAGATACAAATTTGAAAATGGGCGGACTTATGATAGAATTAGATATTCTAAATAAAGAGAGAACATTGGAAAAGTATAATGATGGAATAGTAATTGGTAAAAGAAGTATAATAATTAGTGAAGATCTAAAGAGAATTTTTGTTATTATAGAATATAACTTCCCAGGGATGAGTGGTAATAGATTTAACGACTTCAATATTAGCAAAATATATATCGATAAAAATGATAATATTATAATAAATTTACCATTTGAAAAATACACGGGTGATAAAACAATTATAGAAAAAGGAAGTATTCCAATGTTTTCTATATCTAAAAGTCTGTTTGATAAAGTATGTTAATAAGAGAATAAAAAAAATATATTAAATATTATATATTTATCGTTTTGTAGGATGAACATAATCATATTCCAATAGATCAAAGATATCTTTTTCATCAATTATATCAATATCATTTGGATCAATAGGATTACAAATAGCATTTGGATCTTCGCTATATTCATCAATTCCATGTTCATTTAATGTAAAACCTTTTTCATTAGCATGTTGTCTCATCTTCTGGTTAAATTCTTTCGAACCAGTAAAGTATAGTATAGCAAATGGATATTGATCTGGTTTTGTATACATAATATCAATCCTACGATTAGGAAGATCTGATTCAAGATTACATAATCCCATAAATTTCTTATGCCCATTTGCTAATTCCTCTGTTAAATATCCTTCGCTAAATAGTTCTTCAATGAATCTTTTGAAATAAGCTATATCATCAGTTTTAATTAATACATCAATATCGCCACTATCTGACTTACCTCGCCTATATGATCCGGCAATAGTTAAATCCCCATCTGGATCAATTGATCCAAATATATCGATTAATAATTGCTCATGTTGTTCAATTTCTTTACGAGGGATACGTGTATTAATATCATCATAATACTTAATTCCCAATAATTGTTTTTCATTAAAGATATCTAGTTTTCCAGATTTAACAATATCATCAATTGTATTAAAACCCATTTTAACGAGTTCATTTGCTTTTTTTGGACCAACTCCATATATTTTTTGGAAAATTTCTTTTGGATCATCTTTTTGTAACTTCTCTAAAAATTCACATGTTCCAGTTTCTTTAACTTCCATAATCTTACCAAGTAAGCTAGGTCCAATACCTTTTAATTTAGATATATTTTGTTTGGTTAGATCAATATCATCACCTACAAGTTTTAATGCTTCGATGCCTTTTAAATAACTACGACTTTTAATACTATCGCCGTTAATTTTGTAATATTTAGAAATTTTATTAAATACATTAATAATATTGTTTCTTACATCTACACACTTATTAGGACTTTTGTCCTTAATAACAACATCATCTCTTTTTCTAAGATAGTTAGCGAATCTTGGAATTCCAGCTTTTGTATAGCCAGCATATTGATACGTAACGACAGTGTTTATAGGATGTGTTTCTTTGTAATTTTCACGAATCTCATCATTCATACCAGAGATTGCGAAAATATGTTCTGGATTATCATCAACAACTTGATAATTACCAGCATTAATGAGTGGCTTACATAGGAATGCTCCAAGCATACCATCATATTTACCAGTCCCATCTTTATATCCAACTATAACACCTTCTGCATCAAACTTTGGTTTGAATTTCAAAAGGAAGCTCGAACGCTTCTTTTCGCAGAGAGCAGTTGGATGTTTTAGCATAATACCTTCACCTTTATTTGAAATGATATCTTCATAGAATTTATTCATTTGTTCAATCGACTCAACCTTGTGTTGATCGCAAAGAACAATTGGACATGAAACATCTTTGAATTTTGGATTAGTTTGTTGAAACTTGATCCAATTTTCATGTGCTTCATCTACGAAGAATTTTAATGCGGCAGTTCTTTTCTCGAATCCACATTCCATTTCAGGAAAATCATAAACAACATATTTAATAGGAAACCAATCTTCATCAGACGGATCTTTCCTACGAACAACTCCCATTTTTTGAAAGTTATCTCGACCTGCGAATAATTCGCCGTCATAACATAGTAACTCTCCATCTGGATTATACTTGAAAGTCTTAGTAGCATTGATAAACCAGTCTGGAACAACCAGTGGTTTATTTTGTCTAGTGACTAATGTACCTAATGTTGGGTGCATTCTTGCTCTGTAACCATCATATTTTTCAGACATCCACCAACCAAGAGGTGGTGGTAAATCTTTCAAGCACTTGGGTATTTTCATACCATCGGTGAACTCTTTAGCTAGTTGAAATCCTAGTTCTGTCATTTTGTTAATAATGTATTATACTATTTTTAAATACATATAAAAAAAATATTTTCAAATTAATAATAATATATTATATATATGACATCTAATTTAACATTAATAATAGCAGATGATAGAAGGTGTCACAAAAAAAACTGTCATAAGGTTAAAATCAATCCATTTTTTAAGAAATTATCAGAATTATTTTCAGATAGAGAATTTATGATATTCGATGATAGTGGACAAGGTAAAGGACCCTTTATATACTATCCATGGTATGTAAAATGGAATGAATATAAAATTGGTGAAAAGATTGGATTACAAATGAGAAAAAATAAGAATATAACCAAACAAGATATTATTAAAATAAAAGAAAAATTTAAAAAACTACCACAAAGGAAACATGTAGATATGATTAATAAATTTATAATGATAAATGGATTCCTAGAATCGTTATTGATTGATTGGCAGGATATGTTAGATGTGGAAAGTTTTAGTCATGCATTAGGAGATATTGAATATAATATGGAATTTATAGAAGATGAATTATATGATCATATATTAGAATATTATCCCGAATTAATAAAAAAAACAAATAATGAATAACGTAGTGACCGCCGGAAGTAAATTTTAAAAGAATTTTTGAAAATAGTACCGGTCAAGATCTTGGGTGTATCCAATATTTGGAAAACCGTCGTGGTTTATCATAGATAGAACGCGTATTGGCTCCACCTATAAGAAAAAAAATATTTATATTTCAAATTATTTTTTTATCTTCAAAAATTATATTGCTTCGATTGTTGGAACTTCCCCTCCATTTTCAACATCAGATAAAGGTCTCCACAATAATTTAGATTTATTACTAGCAATATTCTTCCAAAAGTTATCAACATACTGTTTATCTAAATGTAACATACTCTCATATAACTGACTAGTGGAATGAATATAATCATGTTCAAACCTAGATTGATATAAAATTGATCTGGCTACTCTAGAATTAAAATCGTCATAATTAGCCGTTCGCAATGCCAATACATCTGGTATATCTGTTATATCCATATTCTCCTCTATTGTCATAATCCTATTATCGGAATTAAGTAAACCATATTTAGTGATTTGATATGACATATAGTGAATTGGATTAATTCTTCTAAAATGATTAATAATATCAATTCCACACCAATTAATCGATACTAACTGATTTAATATTTCCTCTTTTAATTCAAAATCATATAAATATTTATGATGAAAGTAATAATAAATGTTATGTCCATCAAAACCACTCATATCATAGTCATTATATAATTCAGACGCATTATAATCCGTTCTTTTTAATGGATTAACCTTCCTACAATTTTTCGAAATTGTTTTTCTATAATCATACTCATCTTGTAAAGCGACATCTGTTGAATACATATCATATGTATAAATATTATTAATATTAATTATATCTTCCATAATCGAATGAAAATATTTTTTTGCTAATCTAACACTTGCTCTACATATCGGAGTTGCTGATAACTCAGATATGTATATAATTATTTCTTCTGGTAAATATACTCCAATGTGTTTTGTAATAGACTTCAGTAACAATATATTGCTCATAATTTTTAATTTTATGATAAATTATTTAAAAGTTAAAAAAAAATATATTTCAAATTATATTTAAATCGTATCTAATTATAAATTATTAATTTTATGAAATGTTTTATCTCTTTTTATTAATTGTCTATTTTTATGTAAACATTTTTTATAAATATTGTAATGATTGATGTTACTAAAATCTAAATAATTAACACATAAACATTTAATCGGACTCTTGCTACAAGGGTTAATAATTATATTTTTAATAGATAAATTTTTTAGAATACTAATAGACATTTTATTTATTATGTTTTAATAAAAAATAATTTCAAATTTAAAAATTTAATAACAATAATAAGTATATTATGAAGATCGCCATATGTGGAAAGATGTGTTCAGGGAAAACATATATATCTAAAAAAATTATAGATAAACATCCAAGATATAATGTTTATTCATATGGTAATAAAGTTAAAGATATAGCAATTGATTTATTTGATATGAAAACGAAGGATCGTTCATTAATAATATTAGTAGCATCAAAATTAAGAGAGATTAATCCAGATGTATGGTCTAATTACGTACTCAAACAAGTTAAAAATCATGATAATTGTATAATTGATGATTTAAGATTTCAAAATGAATTAGATGGATTGTTAGATGATTCATCGGACTGGTTATTTATTAAATTAAATATATCAAAAAAATTACAAGAGGAGAGAATTAAAAATTTATATCCAAATAATTATAATGATCATATAAGAAACAATGATCATGTATCTGAAAAAAATGATTTAGATTTTAAAGACAATAAAGTTTTAAATATAGATTGTGATAATATAAAAGATATAGATAATGTTATTAATAATTTACAATTGTGAAATATACTGAATAAAATTATTATATTTCACATTATCATATTCTAAATATTTTTCTTTTTGTTTAGAGATAATTAATTTACTAATGTTATTTGTATAGTTTTTTACATTTTTTATTTTTACATCTGAAGATTTAATAAGTAAAATTGGAATAATTAAATAAAATATTTTACTATAAGAATAGTTAATATCATAATTATTATAGTTATAAAACATATTATACAATGAATTCAATAATAATAAATCATCAACGACATCTATAAGATGATATAAAATAATGTGATCTTCTATTATATTATCTATATCATTTAATTCAATATTTTTATTAATAATTTTATTGATAACTTCATGTATATTATAATAAAATGTATCTTCATGACTTTCCAATCCATTACTAAACTTTAAAGAATTATCAAAAAGATAAGATAAATCATAATCATCTAATTTTATATGATATTGTGAATTTATATATTTTGTAAATTTAGAAGATATAGGATGACTCATAGTAATTACAACTGGTTTTTTTAATGATGAAATTTTTTTAAATATATTTATATTAGATGAAATATTATCATCTATATAAATTACTTTTTTTTTATTATTATTCAAAATTAATGAATTAACGTTTACAATAGAAAATATATTTAATATTTCATCATAAGAATTATTATTTATTCTTTTTATATCAATAGATTCATAATCTTTAATTATATCATTTAATATTGTTGTTTTTCCACTAGATGGAAATCCAGTTATAAATAATATTTTACATGGATTTTTTTTCCATAACTCTATTATATTATTCATATATACCATAATTTATGATAGATGTGTTTAAATTATATGTTTTTTTAGTATTAGAAAATCCTGGATAATATGATAAAGGATCAATATCTAATGATAACATATCTTTGGGATCCATTTCTGAATATTGAGTATTTTTAGGTAAACCTTGTGGAATTGGTAATATAGTTCTATCATAAATATATTTATTATATCTTAATATACTTTCAATTATATTATCTACACTATAATCAACGACTAATTTATTTAATTGTTTAATATGTTTTATCATTCTTGGTTTATCAGATATGCTCATATCTCCATGTTGAAGTAATATAGATCTCATTATTATAAATAACTGTTCACTTGACTGTCTTCCAATATATATATTTTTACCTAGAAGTTTTTTCATTTTATTATAAACTATTTGTTGAATTGTGGATTGAATAACATCAGAATTTACTCTACTCATAAAATTAATAGATAACATAGTATCTTCAAAATTACCTTTCATAGAATCTAAATAAGTTGTATCAAATATAATAATTTGTTTAACAGTTTCTAAGATATCTTTTTTATGTATATTTAAATCTTCATCATCTATAGTATTAATCATATCAGAAATATCATCACTATTTTCTAAACAAGATAGATCATATTTATTTTCACTATCATAATCATCAAATTTATAGTGAATATCTGATATCCCTGCTGATTTTTTACTATTATGACAATCTCTAGTATATAATAAACCATTTTTATTATTGGGGACAGCAACATTTAAAATATTATCCATTTGGGTTGGATAGTGTAATTTTCCGCCATATAATTGAGTCATTGGATCAACATCTAGTTTATTCATTTTATTGATTATATTTCTATTTGTTTGCGAATTTTTACCAGGTACATTAATATTAAAAATATCCATATTTATAATATATAATATATAATAAATATGGATATTTTTAAGGAGCATTATTTGCTCTATTCAATGTAATATTACATAATTATTCATTTATTATTCTTATATTATCATCAAGGGAATACATATAAATATCTTTTAATAATTTAGGATTTTTACCAGATACGTATATTCCCTTTTTCCTAAGATATTCAATCATTTCTACATTTTTTTTATTTATAATGCGTTTTTTATTTTGTGTTTTTTTTGATACATCTATTTTTTTACTTTTACCTTTTTTTTTAGGTGATTCAAATACCTTTTTATTTTCTTTAATTTTATTTTCTTTTATTTTATTTTCTTTTATTTTTTTACCATTGTTAGTATCATCTACTTTATTGATTTTAATTATTGGTGAATTATATTTATTTATTGATTTTTTATCTTTAATTCTTTTATATCTTTTTAATGAAGATGATTTTTTACCTGATTTTCTACTTTTGCGTTCTTTTTTTTTAGTTTTTTTAACATTTATCATTCCACTATCAATTAAATTGGATAAATGATTGTCTATCATATATTAAAACAATTATTTGTTTTTTAATTTAATATGAAAAGAAATATTAGATATAATTTTATCATGATCTGTTTCTGAATTAATTATTAACATAACATTAGAATCACCCGGATATTCATCTTTTAAAATAGTTTTTAATGATTGTTTAATGAAAGTAATCGCATCTTCGCGTTTTTCATAATAAGTTTTATTAACATATTCATCTATATCTTTATCATCTAACTTATCTTTTTCAATTTGTTTCAAATAATGATCATAATTAGTATTAATATAAAATATAGTTAATTCTTTTATATGTTCAATTAATGATGTCATTATAATTATAATAATATTAATTATGTTTAAATATTATTATTTAAACATAATTAATATTATATAAATAATGTTTAGTTATATAAAATTATTATATAATTTATATAATTTATATAAAAATAATAAATTATTTAAAGATACTGATTACCGTATAAGATTAAAAAATAATATAAATGATTGTGGATTATTTGCTATTAAAACATTACAACTATTATTACCATTTTTACAAATAACATATGATTTAGATGAAACTGTAGTAGACATAATAAAAAATGAATTTTTTAGTTTTTATGATAAATGTAATACACATGATATAACACATACAAAAAAAGTATATTTAGAGGATTTTAATGAAGATATAGATAGCATATATACAATAGAAGATATAATAGGTTCTGGATCTATAGCACAGGTATACAAAATAAGATCAAAAATGACAAATGAATTATACGCAATGAAAGTTACACATCCAGTATGTTTGTATGAATATTATATAATCAATATGTTATTTAAAATAATTGATATATTTGATTTGAATTTTATTAGATTAGATAATAAAGAATTTATATTATCAATGTTTAATCAATTTAATTTAATAAAAGAAGTAAATAATATATTAGAATTTAAAAGATTATATGAATCTGAAATATTAAAAGCGCCAGAAATAATTCAGTTTAGTGAAAATATAATTATAATGGAATATATCAAAAAAGACGAGTCTATAAGTGAACAATTACAATTAGAATTACATGGTGTAGCATTTTATATACAATTTCAAAACAATTGGTTTCATGGTGACTTACATCCAGGTAACATGATGTACAGTAATAATAGTTTATATTTAATAGATTTCGCAAGTTCATATCGTTTAAAAAGTGAAAACCTTGATAATGATGAAATAATGTCTTTATCAAATATAAATTTTAATATTGAATTAAAAGATTACATAAATATATTAAAACTCAGCGATATAACTGATATAGATATAATAAATCAATTTTCCAAAGGTTTTAATTCATTATGTGAAAATAACAAAGAGGCTGTTACATATAATAGACATAATATATTCACAAAATACTTAATAAATTTCTCAAAAGAAAATAATTTAATATTAAATAATAAGGTTGTAATATCTATGATAAGTGGTCTATATTATCAATGTTTTAGCAGGACTGGTTTATATGAAATTATAATTGATTCTTATAATTTATGTTCAAAAAAAAATATATATCAAAAAGAGTTTAACTCTTTTGACTTAAAATTTAAAGAAATAGTTAATACCAAAATAGATAAATATTCTGATTTAAAATATCTTATTAAATTGGATTAAGTAACGTATTTTTGATAATACTAATATATAAATCACAATTATGTTTAATTAATCGTTGAATCATATTTTCTGAATAACCCGATGTATCCCTTAAAGCTCTTTCAATCTGTTTATCATAATTATTATTAATATGTCTAATAGCTTTTAACTTTTTTTTTGTTTCTTCAAGACTAATCAAGGATTGATTACTTGGGGTCGTTGAAGGTTTAATATTTCCATAGTATCTTTTATTATATGAATCAAAGCTTTTTGGAAATTTCATCATAATATATGTTATTCGTCATAAATTATTTTATATTAAAAAATTTCAAATTAAGTTTTATGGTATAGAACTAATTATATCTTCTAATGATAATCTATCTTTTGATCTAAAAAATATTCCAAAAATAAATTGATTAATATTTAATTTATTTTTTTTAAATTTAAAATAATTTTTAAATTTAGTCATAATTGGAATGTAATATTTGTAATATATGTATATTTTATGTTTATTTCTAATATCATCTTCTTTAAATTTAGAAATATTACTATAATGGAAATATTTTACTTTAAAATTAAGTAATTCTAACACAATTACTCCCAGACCCCATACCATTGATGATTCACTACATTTTGGAAATCCACCAGTTTTATAGTATTCTATTGGTAGCCATGTACATCCATTATAATCACCAGATCTACATATGCTTCCAATATCACCCAATGTTAATTTTAATTTATTATCAACACATTTATATAAAATATTATCTGTTTTTAAATCTGTATATGATAGACCATTCTCATTTAAACATTTTAAAGACAAAGCTATTTCTTTTATAACTTGTAAAAAATTCGTCTCATCTAATTTTCCTTTTAAATCCGATAAAGAACCATGCATATAATCCATTATTCCTACATAATATTTCTTTATAAGTGGCCTATACTCAATTATTTTCATATTAATTATATTACAGTTTATATCCTTTGATAATAATAATTTATAAATATTTATTTCATCATCATCATTATCAAAATATTTTTTAACTGCTATTTTATATTTACCTCCTTTATTCGAATACATATATACACTTCCATATGATCCCTCATTTATATATTTTATATCACAAAAATCTATCCTATTATCATATGTTAACTTAAAATACATATTTTTATCAAAGTAATTATTACTATCTAATTTTTTACATGGTGAATCTTTAATTTTTGAAAGTTCGATCTTATTTAAATCTATATGATTTAAATTTTTATATTTTTTACAATGACTACAATCAATTAATTCACTATTATTTTTTGTATTAAATGATTTTAAATCGTTTGTCAATTTCATATTTATAGAAATATCATCCATATATTCAAATTTATCATTAGATGGTTGTAATGTGTTGTTTATTGATGTTTCTGATAATATTTTATTATTTTTTAATTTATCTTTATTTTCGGATAAATTTTTAGATTTGCTTGATGATATTTTTACAGCATTATTAATTTTCTTTAAAAGATATGTTTTATCATTTGCCTTTCTCCCTCTGGGATTTTTTTGAAATATATTAAAGTACATGTCTTTTATTTCATTTAATGATATATTTTCATTTAACATAATAGTATAATATATATTATATTAAAAATATAGGATCTAAAACATTTAATCAACTCGATGGATCTTCTAGATCAGATGGATCTTCTAGATCAGATGGATCTTCTAGATCATATACTATCAAATCTATATTATAAGGTGTTCTAAGATACGGTGATGCTCCAGTATCATCATAATCATAACAATATATATTAAAATCTCCTTTGACACCTGGAGGGTCGCTAGTTATACTTTCTATGTGAAGAGCATTACAATAATATTTTAGATTGGGATCTTTAAAATTATTAGTATCATTAATAAATCGTTTTACAAATTCTCCATCAGTTCCAGTTTTGCCTCCATCCATTTGTGGACATCCATATGAAGCTTTGGGTACATTAAATAATTCATGTGAACATTTATTGAAACAACAATTTTGAGTATCTTCATAACAAAAACAAGTCGGAACATCATTTATGTCATCCGGTTCTAAATCTTTTTTTGTGAATTTATTACAAGCATTAAAACCTGGATTAATACATCCTACTTTATATTTCCATCCTGTTTCAATACTTGTTGTAAAACTCGCATTATTATTTTGACAAGGATTAGCATTCATTGTAATATGCTTAATACTGTCATCTGATGTTAAACTATACTTTACTTTATAATTTACTCCTTGTACAGCACTAACATCAGCGACAGCATCTTCTGCTGCCTCAACTAGGATTGTCTGTTGATATAGAATACCTATAATATTATCCATATAACCTACACCACCTGTTTTATCGTTCCATCCCAGAGCTTCAGTCATACTTAAATCTAATGGTTGATTATTTTTTAATGTAGTATTTTCAGGTCGTCTTTGAATTTTAATTGGCATTATTTGAAAAGTTGCATCATATACACCACCACCATATGAATGATTACCTAGTGGATTATGTAATAAAATATATTCATCTTTAGGAATTATTACTTCTGAAAGAATTTTACTACCCACCGGATCCCATGCTACACCGCGTCCCATACTATCCTCACCGGTCCAATCAATAGGGTCGTAAACTTCCCCTTTTCCAGCTAATTTTTTCCAACATTTTTTAAGAAGATTTTGTTTAGATACTAGTGGATCTGGATCCTTCGGATTTACTACATTAGCAATAAATAAATGTAAATAATCTTCAGTTGTTTTATTTTCAATATATATAGTTGATTTACAATTGGGTCTATTATCAATCGTCGGTTTTCCCTTATCAAAATTACAAGTTGTATTATTATTTTCGCATTGTGTATCATTACCATTACCATTACCATTACCATTACCATTACCAGTACCATTACCATCAAAAATTTTTGGTAAAATATTAACTATAAAAAATACTAATAATAGTAAAAGAACAAATGGTAAAATCATAATTATAAAATCTCTAGTTTTTTTATTAAATGTTCTTTTATAAAGTAAGCTATAAACCATAAAATATATATATATAAGGTATAAAATAATTATTTAATATTTGGTGCCAAGCATAATTTAATAAAGCCGAGAGATGCAACAGAATACTGTATGATTAAAGGATAATCATTTTTAATATATAGTTTTAATAAATTACACATATTTGTACACTTTGTAAATAGAGATAAATATTTAAGAGAAAATTCACCTTGAACAAGGTCATTATCAGATTTATCTGATATATACTGAAGACCATCATCAGATGTTTTTAATATTGTTTCTTGACTTGCGAAATCACCTTCACATGATAGAATTAATGATTGACCAACACTTTTTATATCTACATTTGTACCAATATTAATCATATCTCTAATAATTTTTTGAAAATCTGAAGCAGGATATGATATTTCCGTTTCAAATTCAACGGGGGGTGGTTTTAATAAATCTTCATTAATATCTAGTAGATTTAATTCATATTTAGTTTGTGATTTCTTTTCATTGTTATTTATGATTATACCTAATTTATTTTTATTATTTTTAGAAATAAATAATGTAAGTGTATCTTGATTAGATATAGTTTTTATTAGCTTATATAGATTCAACATACATAATCCACAAACAACAGAAGATTCACAATAATAAGATTCGAATTTATTTGAATCTAATTTCATATGAATTAAAACGGATTTGGTAGAATCTGTAGTAATAAGTTTAACCCCTGTTTCATCAAATAAAATATTTGTATCTGTTAATATTTCTTTCAATGCTTCAACTAATATTCTTATTGCGGATGATTGAATTGTCTTTATCTCAAGTATATTTTCAGTATTCATTTAATATAAATGTAAATATATCTTTATATAAAAATAATTTGAAATAAGTTTTTATATTTTATAGTATTAAAAATTTATGGAAGCATCTCCATTTATGCATAAAATAACAATTAAAAATGCTGAAGGCGGGTGTGTGACTAGTGAAGTACTTTCAAATTCATTAGAAACAGAATCACAAAAAAAATTTATACGAGAACAATTTAGATTACTAAACAGAGCACTCGGAATAGAAGATAGTGATAAAATAACACATACGACTACAGATACGAGAAAAGCAGAAATGGTAAATAATTACATAAAAAATGCCTATGAATTAGCATTAAAACAATAAAATTATGATATTGGAAATTTCGCATATTTACATTCAGATAAATCGGGATTTATACTTTTTAAAAAATCTCTAAACTGTTTGCCAGAATTTTCAATCGTATAATTTTCAATATAATGCTTTCTAGGTTTGTATTTTTTTTTATCTATATTTTCCATTAAAATATTTAATTTATCTTCAAAATTATTATCATCAAAAAATAAACCTGTTTCAGGTACAACATACTTCCACCCACCTAATATATTAGTGTTAACAATTATAGGTTTATCTAATGATAATGCTTCTGTTATTGTTCTAGGTGAAGCATCTTCGTAATTCGCTACTAACATAAATTTAGAAGATTTAATATAATTTATAGCATCATCATATTTTATATAAGGAGTACTTATAATATTTTTTTTATTTTTTATATTTATAGAACAGTCACCTCTTCCAATAATAACACCTTTTAAGTTATATTTGTCACACATAATTTTTATACATTTTTCAGCTAAAATCCAATTTTTATTATGTGAATTCCATCCATATTCACAATTATCATCTGATGGTTGAAATGTAACGAAATCGTATATTAATTCTTTATTGTAATCGGGTTTTAATCTATCCGAATTAAAATCAGATTCTGATATTAATATTTTAGGAACATTTTTTTTAATATACTTATCTGGATCTCTAAAACAGTGACACCAACCAAGAACATAATCCTCAATATCTTTACCATCTACTCTGTTACGATTATTGTGACAATAACCATTAGGATTATTACATAGACCTGGATATGATAAATAACTGCTACAACCTATAAATTTAATACCTTGTTTAATATATTTTTTAAATAATTCTATATTTTCTTTTTCATTATTATCACTATTAAATGGTCCGCGTATACAAAGCATATTTATATTTTTATCATTTTCATCTTTTATATTAATAAATGGCCATTTAACATCGGGTATCTCAATATCTCCATTGACATTATATGTATAACAATAATATATTAAAAATGATATGAATGATATGAATGCTAATATTGTTATTATAATAAATATGTCTAACACATCTAACATTATAAAGTATATTTATATTAAATACATATATAATTAAAATTTATTTTGTATTTTATTAATAATTCTATTTGTTTTATATTGATTAAAGTCACAAACATTCATAAGGTAATTAATTAAAATTGAAATATCTATATTATTCGATTTAATATCAATTTTAGATATATCTATATTTTTATAAATATTGAATAATTTAATAGCGGCTTTATACTTTTTGTCATAATCCTCTGGTATATTTTTAATATTTGGAGTTTTTAAATATTCTTCAATGCTACCATATTTTTTAATAATTTTATAAGATGTAATTGATCCAATCCTTGGTATATTTTTACAATAATCACACCCACATAATACACATAATTCTATAAATTGTTCATTTGTCAATCCAAGTAAATTAATAGTTTTTTCTAGATTAAATATTGTAATTGAATCAGTCATCTTAACAGATTTGTCTATACAATTTCTTACTAAATTACAAGCTCCGAATGGTAGACAATCCATATCTTCACTAATAACATACTTAACGAATCCTTGATTACATAATTCACTAGCTAAGGCCTCTGCTTCACCATTAGATTCAATATAAGATACTCCCATATTATGTAATAGTAATTTTATATCATTAATGATTTCTTTGTTTAGTCTAATAGATTGTTTATTATATTTTTCAATAATATTATCTTTTAAATTACCATTATTGATTTTTTCCATCGCATTATTTGATCTATCTTTTCGTTCTTGAATAACTTCATTTTTTTCATCGGGTGGAATACCATCAAAAATGTAAATTGGAGTTATATTATATGACAAATATGTTACCGTCTTATTTAATATACCAATAATATGACTAATATTTTTACCATTATTATTTCTTATAAAATCATTATTATTTCGATAAACTAATAGTGATTGATATATAAATAATGATGCGTCTATAGCTACTTTTTCACCAGATAATTTAAATAATTTAGTATGCTCATAGCATTGAGGTGAATGTTTTTTTAATAATTGTGTAAGTCCTTTTATACCCATTATTATATGATATTATAATATATATCTATATTATATAATATCAAATTATAAGTTTAAATATATATATATTTAAATACATATATTTAAAATGAGTGAAAAACTTATTGATAAATTATTAAAAACATTAATAGAAGAATTAAAAAAAGAAGAAAGAATAACATTAATAAATAATCATTTTATTGAACCTATTGTTAAAAGTTCCATTGAATGTTTATATCCGTATTTTCTATATTCAATTACTATTATTATTATTTTTTTTATTCTTATAATATCAATATTAATTTTGAATATAAAAATATGTTATAAATAAAAAAAATATATATAAGTAACTAAACTTTGTAATATTAATTTCTATGAGTATGGTGATATCTTGTAAATTGTTTGTCTCTAAATGTAATTGATTCTTTAGATATATTATACAATCCCACGTATTCTTCATTATCATTAAATACAAGTTTATTAATTTTATCGCTTTCATCATCAACTAAATAATATTTAACGCCTTCAAATATACATTCTAACATTATTACTTTTTTATTGTCTGTATCTTCAAATACACCTTCTCCCATTACTGTTTTAATTTTACCAACTTGTTTACCATCATTCAATAACCACGTTTCATCTGATGAAATTTTTGTCACATCATATTCTTTGCCTTTATAAACAATCTGATCTAAATCTTCATCTATATTATTTAAATCACTGTCTTGTGGTGGTGGTGGTGGTGGTGGTGGTGATTGTTGTTGTTGTTGTTGTTTTTTACTTGATTTTTTAACAACATCACTACCTATACTATTGCTTTTATTTGGATACGTTCTTTTTTTTGATTCTTCCAAAATTTTACTAATTAACCATTCTGGTTTACTAGCAGACTTACCTCTTGGTTTTTTCCCATAAAAAGTCACATATATTTCTTTTAGTTCTTCAACTGATTTTTTCATAAGAATATCTTCAGTTAATACATTATCATCATCATCATCATCATCATTATCATCATCATCATCATCAGATAATTCTTCTGTAGATGTCTCAGAAACAGTATCTGAAATAGATGTTTTTGTTATATCTTTTACATAATCAACAACATCTGGTTTAGAGTCCGGATCATCTTGTAATAAGATATCTTGTTTAGAATCACTATTAAATTTATGATAATCCATTAATTTTTTAAGTAAAACTGCCTCTTCCTGTGAAAATTTTGCTTCTTGTTCAATAAGAACCATCATCGCATGTTTGTTTAATGATTTCTTTTTATTAACTTCAATAATACTACGTAATATGTCGTTTATTGTGTCCATGACAATTAATATATTTTTTTTAATTTAACTATATTCGAATAATTTCAAATTATTTAAAATAAAAGATATATATATATTTTATTATGTTAACAGATTATAAATACCTATTAGTATTAGTATGTAGTGATAATAATCACATTTGTCAAATATATAAAACAATTGAAGAAATATCAAAAGAATTAAAAGTACATAGAACAACTATATCTAAAAAACTTGCTAATTATTCCAGATGTGAAATTATAAAGAATCATGAAAAGTATAATATTATAAAAATATAATATTATAATATATATATATATATGGATAAGAATATAAAAATATTACTAATAATAATTCTTTTGTTACTATTATATGATAACATAGAATTATTATGTAATAGTTATTATCTTATAGAAGGAGAAGAAGTTGAGCCAACAGGAACAACTGATCCAACAAACACAACTGATCCAACAAACACAACTGATCCAACAGGAACAACTGATCCAACAGGAACCGTTAATTTTTTAGATACTGATATGAATACATTTAAATATAGTAATAATACATCAAATGATGATTATTTATTAGATAGAATAAATAGCCCAAATTATGACGGAGGGGGTCTAACTCTTATATCAAGTGCTTCAAATACAGAACTATGTAATTTACAGTTTCCCGATGATCCAGATGATCCAAAGAAATATGAAATTACCGTAAATGGAAAAACAAGAAATTTAAAAGAAGAATGTTTAGCTGGAATGACGAAACAAAAAATGGCGTGTTTATTAGAAGATACAAATCCTGAACATATCGTTAACAATAAACCTATTAGTTATTATAGTTATGATCCTAAGAGAAAAAAATGTGTATATAATCCACCATCTTATTTAACTACCAGACGATATTGTAATTCATATGATAATAAAACTGAATGTTTAGCTAATAAGACAAAGGATGATCAAACAAATCACTGTAATTGGGTGAAATCATTTAGATATTATCCAAATCCAGGGGATGATGATATTCTAAATTGTAATAATCAATCGAATGAAACAGATTGTATAAATGCAGTGGATAATCGTGGATATAAGAGATGTAGTTGGAATCCCAATGAAACAGTAAAAGCTGGTGAAGATGATGTAGGTACATGTTATGCAGATCCAAGTAAATATCTAGGAGGAGTAAGTTTTGAAAATGTTAAACTAGATGGAAATCCAGATGTAATTATTGAGGATGATAAAAATGTAATAAATGTTAGTGGAACCAATAGAAATGATATCTATAGATATATTCAAGACGGAGCATGTATGGAAAATTGCAGCACAAGTAATGCCAGTGAATGTAATAATAGATTAAATTGTTTCTGGGTTGAAAATGCTCGGGATAATTTACTTACTGGGTTTGATCCAACAGGGGACTATGATGTGGAAAATATTATATCTGGGGGAATGTGTATGAATAATGAAATATTACTAGAAAAGCAAGATAAAGAAATATATGACCAAACAAAAATGTGTTCTCATTTTGAAAATGATCAGAATAAATGTAATTCATATGATGATAAAACTAATAATGACAGAGTAAATGATGATACATGGCATTGTAAATGGAAAAAGTTTGCTGGCTCCTGTCTTGAAAATTCTTCAAATACTAAAGACACTGATAATAATATTAATACATTATCATTTGATGGATATTTTTATAGACTTCCAGGAGTAGATGCATGTCAAACTAAATTTTACGATGGACTTAAAACTAATATAAATGCCTGTGATACATTAAAAGATATATATATTAATTCTGATAGTAGAGGACAGGCTGGGATAGAATACGATTACCTTGTTAATAATGCGGGATCAGCAGAAAATATATGTAAAAGTATAAGGTATAATGCGTCTGAGATAAAAACATATCCATTTAACCAGCAAGCTAATGAGAGTCAAGCATCTAATGCATCATTTTGTGAGTGGAGGGATCCTCCACCAGAAACATGTCATTATAAAAGTTCAACGGATTTAGTTAACCCGGGCAATTATTATTTAAAAACGGATTCAGGATCAGAGGAAGCAGTAGGTAGATTTAATCGAAGGGATCCAGCGTATTACTATAATAGTATGTTTGTACCATTGTGTAATCACTTAAATGAAACTGAATGTGGAAATGCAGATATTAATTGTACATGGAATGCGAGTGATAATAAATGTAAAGCTAAATGTATTGGGATTGGAAGTAATGTTAATCGATGTGGTAAAACACCAGAAGAATTAAAAGATAGAGTAAAGCAGAAATATAATAAATCTCCAAATGTTAGTGGTGAAGAGAATATAGATACAATATTAAGCAATACTTTATTCGACGATTATTCACATTGTACATTCAATGATGATTTAAATGTATGTGTATTAGATAGTGATTATACATCATGGCAAGCTGGGGGCGTATGGTCTACTGAAATTCCTACTACTATTTATAATTAATATATTAAATTTGAAATATAGTAAATATATTTAATTATAATAAAATGACAAAATTAACAGAATTTTATAATCATATTGAATCTTATAATAATAATAAGAATGGATATAAAACACAAAAAACCGCAGAAAATCATGAATTATATATTAAAAAAGTACTAATGAAATTTTTTAATGCGAAAGAAATAATGCCCAATGATCTAAAAACGATATTGTCAGATAATAATAAAAAATTAAAATCCAAACCAAAAAAAAGGTCAGATATTATAGTTAATTGTCCTGAATATATAAATATTACAAATAATAATTCAATAAATAATATATTAGATAATAAAAAAACATTTGTGGTACATCAACCATCTGGCGCTCAAGATTATCCAGATATAATTATTGGAACATATTTAAAAAATAAACTTTTTTTGACATATATTGAATGTAAGCAAAAAAAACCTACATTTAATAATAATCCACCGAAAGAAAATAAAAACTGTATATATATTTGTGGTAATAAAATATATAATGGTAGTATACTAACAGATAGAAAGATTCAAAGAAAGATAAGAAGTTATAAAAATGATTTGAAAATTTTATGCGCAAATTATACAGATGATATTATAAGATTTATACCATATAATAAAATAGAATGTAAGTGGACAGAAAATGGACCCTCGTTCCCTATTGATAATGAATTGAATGATATTTTTATATATAATTGCTTATCAAAACATATATTAAAATAAATATAATTATAATCTATTTTTTTTTTAAAATAAATATAAAGATATACGAATAATATATTTTAATAATATGGTTGCTATTGGAATAGATTTAGGAACAACATATAGTTGTGTTGGGTGGTGGAAAGATAACCGATGTGAAATTATTGCCAATGATCAAGGTAATAGAACAACGCCATCATATGTAGCATTTAACGATACGGAAAGACTAGTAGGTGATGCAGCTAAAAATCAGGCTAATATGAATCCAACAAATACAGTATACGACGCAAAACGATTAATTGGTAGAAAATATAATGATAGTATTGTTCAAAATGATATTAAAAATCTAGCATATAAAGTTAAAAATCATAATGATAAACCAGTAATAGAGGTTCAATATAAGAATGAAGAAAAAACATTTCAACCAGAGGAAATCTCATCTATGGTATTAACAAAATTAAAAGAGACAGCGGAAGCATATATTGGCGATACAGTTACAGATGCTGTTATTACTGTACCTGCTTATTTTAATGATTCTCAGAGACAAGCAACCAAGGATGCGGGGGCAATTGCTGGATTAAATGTACTAAGAATTATTAATGAACCAACTGCCGCAGCAATCGCTTATGGATTAGATAAGACAAAATCAGAGAGGACTGTAATGATTTTTGATTTGGGTGGAGGAACATTTGATGTATCATTATTAGTTATAGAGGAAGGTATATTTGAAGTAAAAGCAACGGCGGGAGATACTCATTTAGGTGGCGAAGACTTTGATAATTTATTAATGAAACATTTTATTGATGAATTTAAACGGAAAAATAAGGTTGATATATCTGATAATAAAAAGTCACTAAGAAGGCTAAAAACAGCATGTGAACGTGCGAAAAGAACATTATCCACAAGTAGTTCCGCATCGATTGAGTTAGAATCACTATATAATGGTATTGATATGTTTACTAATATATCAAGAGCAAAATTCGAGTCATTGTGTAATAATTTATTTAATAAATGTATTGATCCGGTAACAAAAGTATTACAAGATTCGGGAGTAAGTAAATCGGCAGTTGATGATATTGTATTAGTTGGTGGTTCTACGAGGATTCCAAAAATTCAATCACTACTATCGGAATATTTTAATGGTAAAGAATTAAATAAAGGAATTAATCCTGATGAGGCTGTAGCATATGGTGCTAGTGTACAGGCTGCTATTTTGGGAAAAACAACAAGTGGCGATGAATCAATTGATCAGATTCTATTATTAGATGTTGCACCATTATCTCTTGGAATTGAAACCGCTGGTGGAGTTATGACCAAACTAATTGAAAGAAATACAACAATTCCAACAAAAAAGTCTCAAGTATTTTCTACATATGAAGATAATCAACCAGCTGTAACAATTAGAGTATATGAAGGGGAACGAGCAATGACGAAAGATAATAACGAATTGGGTAATTTTAATTTAGAAGGTATTCCACCCGCACCAAGAGGTATGCCACAAATTGAGGTAACATTTGATGTTGATGCGAATGGTATTATGAATATCGAGGCGTGTGATAAAGGATCCGGAAAGAAACAAAATTTAACAATTAAAAATGATAAGGGGAGATTATCTAGTGAAGAAATTGAGAAAATGGTAAGTGAAGCTGAAAAATATAAAGAAGAAGATGACGAAAATAAAAAAAAGGTTGAATTAAAAAATAAATTAGAAGCAATTGTTTATCAAACGAGAGAAATTATTAATAAAGATGAAACTAAAAATAAAATAACAGATGATGAGATTAAATCTGTAAATACTGTAATAAATGAACTCGAAGAATGGTTATCTAATGAATATTCATCGGAAGAATATGATAATAAATTAAAAGAAACGAATGATATTATTCATCCTCTAATGGGTAAATTATATAAAAATGATACAGAAAAAGTAGATGAACCAGAACCAGATTTAGGTACAACTCCTGATTTCAATGGAGCAACTATTGATGAGATAGATTAAATAATCTTATTATTATTATTATTATTAGCATTGAACATATATATTCAATATTAATGTTATTATATTCATATATTTTTGTATTATTATTAGCTATTACAAATAGACATTCATTATAATAGTAACGCGTAAATATAGTAACAATTATACTAAATAATATATATATGATATTATATTTATTTTTAAAAAAGCAGGTACCATAAATAATAACAATCCAATATAAAATATGAGCAAGTTCTATCATATAATTATTATTTGTTAAAATACCAATTAATAATATAAATTGACCAATTAATCCAATTAATAATATATATTTATCCATTTTATTAGAACATTTAAATAATAGATAAGTAATACACATCCACAATAAACATATTAGTAACATAATATTATATTTATATTTTATTTACATTATATTCATAAGTCCTATCATATTTGGGTTTTGATAATTACGGTATCTTCCCATAGCAAATAAATCACCATCAACACCTATATTATTGGGATTAGAATATTGCTCATTCGATTCTATTCCATCCGTTGATCTATATTTGTTTTCAGGATCATTGAACATATATCCAGTTGTATAACCAGCATTATTAGTATATCTGGATGAAATAGGATAATTATTATTATAACCATATAATAAATTATCAAATAATCCCATTAAATATGCTAGACCTAATAGACACAAAATAAAAAATAAATTCATTATATGTTGTTTTTTCATAATATATAATATAACTAATATTTTTTTTTATTCATTATCTGAATTTTCTTCATCAGATACAACATTAATTTCATCAGTTGTCTTTGAAATTAGTCTGATGATATCTTTTTCTAATTCCTTTAATCGGATTCCTTGTGGACCCGATAATATACATTTAAATAGAATACAATCACCATATCGATTAATTTTAACTTGACCATCCTTTCTCACAGAAATGTCAACACATAGATCATCCAGTTTAATTGCTCGATACATAATATCCATATTTGGATCGTATTTTACAATTGTTACTTTTGGAAATCGATCTAATTTATACTTATCTTTTAACATTTCTCGAAATTCTTTCATATGTGCTCCTTTATCTTTTAGAATCGCACCAATTACAGAATGATCATAACTAACTAAATAGTTATAAAAGTATTTTTTCGATGTATTCTTGAATTTTGTAACAGCAGAATTAATACTTTCTCGTACTTTTTCAAGTAGTACATCGTCTTCAACGCCTTCAACACTATCCCATTTTGCTTCAACCCAATCTTCCTCTTTTACAATTTTCATCTTAAAACCTTCAATACCTGTTTCTTTCGCAATTTCAAAAACATTTCGAAAACGATTTCCAACAAACTTTGAAAACTGCTCTAAGGATATATCTGCAATTTCCATTGAGTGAGCCATTATTCTGTAATTTTATATAGTAGTATTATAATTTAAATAATTTCAAATTAATTTAAAATTAAAAATCATTAACAAACTATTGTCTTCCATTCTCTATATAATGTTTTTTTATATAAAAGATATCTTGTTTGTGATGGGTGTTACTGATAACTTCGATGAATTCGTGGCTTTGTATCATCACAGAAAAACAGATATAGATATGTATTTAGCATTAACATATATTCTGAATTCAGAAAATATATGTAATAAAAAAGCATTAGATGAATATTGTGAGAATGTTGGGCGTAAAATGCTATATAATAGAGTAAAAAATATATCACATACTCACTGGAATAAAATAAAAAATTCTGAACGAGAGGACATCTTGCTGAGATTGATTGAGAAAGACACAGACATTTTGAGTTACTCAAAACCTAATAAGGTATATATGCCATGGAATGATGTGACAACTCTCATTGGCCAGAAAGAGTGAAATCGTCCTCTTTTTGCAAAGTCGTATACCTGTAAATAAGCTGTATATTTACAAACTTAATGGCAGGCCAGAAAGGATTAGCAAAAAAGTGAAAAAGAGTCATTTGATTGAGGTTTATAACATGGTGCTAAAGAACCCGGATACGATAAAATAATGAAGAAAGTATAATACACATATATTTTTTTTAAAATTTGATATTTTTTTATAATTTGATATAGATAAATTCACCAATATTAAATAAACTAATATAATGATAGGATTATATATATTAATTAATGGCGTACTTAATAAAAATAAGACATTTAAATTTGGTATGTCAATGAGATTACAAGAGAGATGGTATGATTATTCTGACACATTTGAAGATCCTAGATATCATTGTATATTTATATTCAATACCAAATTAAATGAAAGACAAGTGAAGTTTTTAGAGGGTAAAATATTAGAAAAAACGAAACGCTATTGGTGTGTAGGTTGGGGTGCGGAATACAGAGACAATAAATTAATATCATATCAGGATTTTATTAAAATATGTGAAGATATCTTATTGGAATATGTTGATTACCGTATTGATTATAATCCAGTATTTGACAAACCAAAAAGAATATACAAAGATACAGACATAGAACCACTTGAAATGAAGCCTATTTATAAAATAGAATCGTCAGATACTAAATTTAAATTAAAGAATCTAGAAAAATATGATCATCAAATTGAATTAGAAAATAATTTAGATATTTTATATCGTGATTATATAGCTACTTTTATTTGGTGTTGTGGAATGGGTAAAACTATCATGAGTCTAATAATAGCAGAAAAATTAGAAATTAACAGTATGTTAATTTGCGTTCCTTATATTTCTATTTTATTACAATTCAGAGAAACTATAAAAAAATTTACAGACATAGAACCTATATGCTATTATAGTGATAGCGATAATAAAATATTATTAACTGATGAATATTTTAAAAGTGACAAAATTAAGATAGTAATTTCTACATATCATTCTTGTAAAAAAATATTAGAAGTAACAAATGAGTATAATTTTAAATTCGACTTTAAAATAGGCGATGAAGCACATCATTTAGTATCTACTATTAAAGAAGAAGATAAAAATACATTTGAAAAATTTCATTATATTAAATCTGTATTCACCTTATTTATGACTGCTACTAAAAAAACCTTTGAAAATAAACATGGATTTGATATGAGAAAGAAAGAACATTTTGGAGAAACAATTGATCATAAAAATACTCGTTATGGTATTATAAATAAAAGAATTACAGATTATAATATATTAACATTAACTAATACATGTAAGGAAATAAATGATATCATGAATGAAATAGATTTTGATGTTATCACAAATTACAATAATATAAAATATGATAAAACTGAATTATTTATGGCTGCTTATTTCGGTTTAAAATCAATTGAAGAAGGTTTAACTACTCATATTCTAATTTATACTAATACAACTAATTCAGCAGATATTGTTGAAAAAGTAATTGATATATTACTTGCCAAAAATTTATTCACAAAAGTTACTAAAGATAATTTATATAATAAAGCATTATATAGTCAAACAAAATGTGAATTAAATATATTTGATGATGACCCACTTAAACCACCATGTGAAATGAGTAAATTTAATAAAAGTAAATATGGTATTATTAGCTGCGTTCAGATTTTTGCCGAGGGTGTTGATATTCCTATATTAAATGGAGTAGTTATTGGTGAAAATATGAGTACGGTAATTAGGATTGTTCAATCATGTTTGCGACCAAATAGATTAGATGAAAATCAACCAAATAAAAAGGCATATATTATGATTCCAACAAATATTAATGGTATTAATCAAAAATTAAAAGATGTTATTGAACATATGGGTAAAGAAGATTCAGATATATCACAAAAAATTAAAGTTATAAATTGTAATAGTAAATCATCTACTATTTGTGAGATTTATGATAAGGATGTAAAATTAAATTTTGATAAAGAAAAAACAGCTCAATTAAATTATAAATTATATAATAGTAATTTATTTGAAGGTGGTTTATCATTAGAGAAACAATATGAATGTTATAAAAAATTATTACAAACTAAAAATTATAAGTTTGTTGCTGATTATTTAAAATATAATTTTGAAGATAAAATAGATAATCCACCAGTTCATTTTCATGGTGTGTGGAAAAATTGGTTTGATTATCTATCAATTGATTATTCTCAATGGATAAAAAATAAAAATGAATGGAGATCATTCTGTAAAAAATTAAATATTAATAATATTGAAGAATATTATGAAATGGTTAATGTGCATAAAAATTTACCACCAGAACCTGAATATTTTTATAAAGATTTTAAAAATATAACTTATGAATTAAATATTAATAAACGAAAATTTAGATTAAGACGTTAATCTTCCTTTATTGCTTCACTTTTAAGCTCATTTAAATATTGCTGATATAACTTTTCCTGTTTAGGTATTTCTTCATTTAATGAATCAATCTCATTAAATGTTGGATTTAAACTATCAATTAATGATTTATCTTTTGGTATTTTAATTTTAAGATTACTTAACATATCCTTGTTTAATTTTGGAATTACTGAACCACCAGTTAATTTTTTATAATCTGTAAAGTATTTCAATATATTATATACAAAATTAATTAAATTATTACATTTTAAATCTAATATCCAAACATGATTACTAGCATAAAATTTATTATTAACTAAATATGTAGCACCGATTGAACCATCTTGAGCACAGATTATAAATTTACCATTAAATAAATAATTATTTACAAATCCTACTATTCCATTTGAAGCATAATAAGGATATTTAGTACCTTTTCTATTTTCTTTATTTATAGGTTTACCGCTTCTAATATCACACAAATTACCTAATTTAACATCATCACAATCATTAGAATCAATCATATTTTGAATATCTTGTTTAACTTGTTCTTCTAATTCTTTTAATTTATTTTTGTTTTCAATAACTTTGTTATAAGGTTCACTAATTTTATCAACCCATTCAATTATTTTATCTTCTGATTTTGGAATTGGTATTTTAAATTTTTTTATATTATTATCTGATGTATTTTGAACTGTAGAGCCGTCATATGATTCTTTATAAAATCTATTATAATCTGATTTTAAATAATAATAAATATATTCTAAGTATAAATTCTCAGCAGTTAATATATGATTAGTTAGTAATGTGGAATATTTATTATCTAAAAATATACAACCATCGCCAGAGTGTCCGATAATTATACTTTTTTGATTATAATCTGCTTCATTACACTTTAATATATTTTGCCCAGATGAATAATATCTATATTCTCCATCCTCTGTAGCAAAACTTGCTAATCTTTTACTTTTAGGTAAAAATTCAGTAATATCACCTAATTCTGAAAGTTTAAAATCATCACCAGGAACAATTTCTTTGATATTGTATTTTTTATGATTTAGTGTATAATCATTTTCAACAATATCTTCATAACTTGCAAATGTTAAATAATTTTCTTTAACACCAGTTATTCTATCTTTGATTTTGTCAATTTCATAGGTTCCATTTTCATTTTCTTTTAATTCAAAGTTTTCTTCCTTATCTACTGTTAAATCAAAGAACTCAATTCTTTCTGTTTTTCCTGTATTGCTAAATTTAATAATAGATGTTTTAGTGGTTGTATTCTCAAATTGATTGGCATCAACACTAACTATTTTTTCTACTTTAAAATTTTCAATTAGAGCTTTTCTAACATGAGCATATTTTGGAGCAAAGAACACTCCTTCCTTTAATACACCTACAGCTGTTCCACCTTCTTCTAAAACTACCATCATAAGTAAAAGAGAAACTGATTCTTTGTCTTTACAATTTTCTGGTTTTAATCCATATTTAACTAATTCTTTTCCATAATTTTGTAATTGATCTGATGAAGTAATTAATGATACATTTTTTGCTGCTTCTTCCTTTTCAAACTTTTTAATTTCTTTAGAATAATAATTAAACTGTTTTACTTTATTTTTTTCATTTTCAGTAATCTTAATTTTCTTTAGATTTGCCATAGTTTTAATTTTATAGTTATCTTTAAAATATTGAGTTATTTCTTTTTTTATTAAATCCATTATTTGAATATTTACAGTTTTTTCTACACTATCTCCACCATAAGGAGGATTAGTAATAACATAATAATATTTTTTATTAAAATCTTTTGTAAATGAATTAAAATCATTAAATAAATCTTCACTAGCAAATTCGCCAGTTAAACATAAATATTCTAACATAGCATATTGAACAACATCTGCATTCATATCATAATGACTAATTCTGTTTTGATTTTCACCCCAGTTAATATTAAAATTTTTAATAAGATAATCCATATAACCAAGTGTAAAACCACCAGAACCACCAAACATATCAATCATTTCTCTTACATGCCCATGTTCATCTAATGTAGGCTTCAATACTTCGTCATAAATATATGTTGTAATATGTCTATCCGTGAAATAAGCACCTAATTCAGAAATAGCAGTTTGATCTCTTCCAATAAAATATTCATAAATCTTACCAGCTAATTGGAAATTTTGACTCTTTTCTATTTTATATAATTCATCAACTTGATTTATTAAATATTTTAAAGTATTTGGTTTAATTTGCCTTGATATATTACATTCTAATAATTTACATACATTTTCATTATCATAAATATTACTCATAATACCATCTTCTTTTGTTAAATTATTAAATGCTAATTCAGAATTTTCATTAAAATCTTTTTTTATTTCAGAAAATTTACATTCATTTGGTAATCCTGTTTTATCAAAAATTTTAAAATCATTTTCTTCATCTTCAATTTTCTTTAATCCATAAAATAGACTAAACATTTTTAAAGCATTCATTCCATAACCTGCACCATTATTTCTTAAAAAGTTATGTAAACTATGAATCCTATTTTTAATTTCTTCACGTGAATCTATACCAATATTTAAATCATAATTATTATCATTATGGTCATCTGAATTATTATTTATTACCGTTTGTATTTTAATCGATGATTTATCTTTTATTATTGTATTAATTAAATCCGATTTATTGTCGAATTTTTCTACATCATCTAAAAATTCTGGATAATCTATTAAGATATCATCTTTTTCCTTCATTTGTAACTTTAATTTCAATATTTCACAGTTTTTCAAATGCTTTTCACTTTTTATGTGATTATTATTCACACTCTTCTTACTATGTTCTTCATCACAAATAGCACACATGTACTTAGTATTAGTAATTTTGGGCATGATTATTATTCTTTTATAATATATATTATATATTATTTTTTAAGTATTTATAATTATTATTATTCCTTTATAATAATAATTATATTATATTATTTAAGTATTTATAATAATTATTATTCCAATTAAAAATTTCAAATTTGTATAAACTAATAAAATAAATAATAAAAAAAAATAAATATAAATAGATAATACAGATTAATTAATATAAGTTTTTGTAAAATATAGTCATCTACTAATTTCATTCATAAACTCTTTAAACATCATATATGAATATTCTGTTTCATTTCTTGAATTTATTTTTCTTCTTTTAGATGAATTTCTATTTGTTACATAATCTCGTTTATAAATAATTGCTTGTTCTAAATTAAATTCACGTTCATAATCATTTGATCCTCCGTCATTTCTATAGAATAGAAGATGATTTTGTAAATCACATGATAATACTTTAACATGACCCATTCCCATATATTTATAAGCTATATCAAATATTTTATCTTGATTTCTAGTTAAATAATAATTATATTTATTGATACATGATTTAAGAGACATGAAGCACCAATCATCAAGATAAAGTTCAATATTATGATTACCAATTAATCTATAAATCATAATAATGTTATCATTTAGATCTTTTGGTAACTTATTAAAGTAATCTTTAAAATCAACAACTGTATCTTTCACATCAAATTTTTCCTTTTTATCATCAAAAGCAAAAGTAGCATTGTCTTTTGATGAATAATTAGCTTCTGATAAATATCCATGTTTTTTAAGAAACGTAATAATATCTATTAATCTTTCAATATGAACTTTCATTATTATAATTATTATTATTAATAAAATTTTAAATTTCAAATTATTAATATATAAAAGATATCATATAAATATAAATATAAATATATGCCTAAAAAAAAAAAAAAAAAAAATAAATCAAACTATAATCAAGAAAAGCGAGAGAATCAATGTATATCTATTCTAACACCAACTTATAACAGGAGTCGATTTTTACCTCTAATAAAATATAATATTAAATCTCAGTCATATGATCATTCTAAAATTGAATGGTTCATTTATGATGATGGTCCGGAACCTTTCTTTACTAGTGAAACTCTTGAAAATACAAAAAAAGAATTAAGTCCAATAAAAATAAAATATCATTATGATAAAAATAAAAAATCTATTGGTTATAAAAGAAATTATTTAGTAAAAAATGCTTCTCATAAAATATTAGCAATGATGGATGATGATGATATATATTTTTCAACATATCTTACAAAATATCACTCGCTCATGAAAGAGAAAAAAGTTGGTTTAGTTGGATCACCTGAAATGTTATTCATCTATCCAAAACTAAATTATCATATATCTTTTATTAAATGTATTGCTGAAAGACAAATACACGAAGCAACTATGTTATTTACAAAAAATTATTATAAATCAATGCCAGGATTTGATGATGGCAGTAGGGGTGAAGGAGCCAAAATGATAGATTTCAATGAAAAAAATGTATATATGGCATCAATATCTGATTGTATGATGTGTATATCACATAATAGTAATACTATTCCAAAAGATAAATTTAAAAAACAAAAATTAGATATAAAGTTATTAGATCAAAATTATATAAAAATAATAGAAGATATTATGGGCGATCAAGTTAACAGAAATCCATCACTTGAAGATTTCCTTGTAAAAGAAGATTTAAATGAAACAAATAATTCATCAACATCTTCGAGTAATTTGGATAATGATATATCTGATATCCTTGAAGATATTTAATTTGAATTAATAAATGTAATATTTAATTAATAATAATAAATAATATGGATAAATCAGTCAAAGACTGGATACATTCATTAAATGTTAACACAAAGGATAGAGAAAAAATAACTTTATTTGCTTTGTATTCATTATACAATAGCTATGATGATATTGATTTTAAATATCTTCAGAATATATTGTTATATGATAATTCAGATAATATATCCGATAATATAGAATTTGTAATAAATAAAAAAAATAAAATATTAAATACTGATTATAGTTATAGGGATGAATCACCAGAAAGAAATGAAACTACCAATAATTATAATTTTAAATTAGAAGATATATATTTCATATTTTACATATTAATTATTATCATATTCTATTTAAAATTATATTCAATATAAAATAAAATATATATAATTTATTTTATTTTATTTTTAATATCATGTATATCCTGTTTTATGTATGATACATCCGTTTTTAATAGTATCATATCATTCTTAATATCTGATATATGTTCATTTTCTTTAATATCTCTATTTTCTTGAGCTTCAACTTTAACACCTAACATTTCAAGTTTCTCTGATTGTTGCCCAATTTTAAATATTATACCGGCTATAGATAGTGCCGCCCCAGCATGTTGTAAATATGTTATACTCATCTTATATATATATATATATATATATTTATATATATATATAATATTTTTTTTATATTTCTATATATTCTATATCACATGTTTCATTTGTTTGAATATATTGAATTAAATAACCGTCATACTCATAATATACATATTCTTTAGTAATTATTACTGGATTTACTTTATTATTGAAAATAAGATCAAGATAATATAATTGTTCAATATCACTTAATATAATACCAAAACGATTTGTATATATATCATCATGGTATAAATCATCTAGACTAAATATTCTCAATTTATAAGGATATCTAATAATAGAATTAATCTTTTTTTTTAATATATCAACAGAATTATCTATAATATTATTATTATTTATATGATATAATTTCGCCTCATCTAATTCTATTTGTTTTTTATAATTTAGTATTTTATTTGATAGTTCTGAATGTCCATTTAATAATTTGGTTAAGATATCTTCCATATCTTTATAGTATACATATGTTAATATATTTAAATTATTATTTACCACCACCACTATAATTAATAGTTATTTGGGGACCAGATCCATTATTAGTCAATGTTAATGTTATATTTGTACCGCCAACAAATGTCAGTGTTCCTGAATCACTACTTGTAGGTATCAATAACTGTTGTGATGATCCACTCGCATTTCCACTCGCATTAATTGGTATACTAATACCTGTTAAACTAGTTGAAACATTTATATTACTAAAACTAGCATTGGTATAGCTAGCACTAGTACCACTAACATTAGTAATTGTAATATTATCAATAGTACCACTATTAATATTATCACCACTGATTTGATTATTGGCTAATGTTAAAGTTCCACTAGATACATCAAGAGTTTTACCAGATCCGACGGTAATATCACTAGTGTCAATAGTA